TAAAGAAAGTTTACACCAAAGTCAGTAACTAGTTCTTCTTGTTCTTCTTCCATAACAATAGAATCTAGATCCACAGGATTTATTATATTACCTGTCGTTGATACAAGATTACCAAACTCGTTTACAAAGAAGTCATGTACTCTTTGGTGATTAGATAGATATCTAGTAGGGTGAGAATCTTTTAATGCTAAGGTGATATGATTGTACATATCCCAAGCACTGTTTGCATTGTCACTATAGAAATGACTAGGCTTGTCTATCTCACGTTTTACAATACCTACCTGGGTAAGTGTTAAGATTTCATCTTCAGCAAACAATCTACCTAGGATGGTGCCCTTTTCTCTTGGACTAAGACTCACATCTTTAAGCATCTGCTTGTCATGAATTAGTTTATCATAATACTTAGAAGCATCTGATATCTGTTCTTGCATAAAAGTGGTTACATCAGTTAGTGCTGATCCACTGTGTCTTCTTCTATAGTTACCTAGATCTCCTGACACTACGCCATTTGAGCAGATAAATACATGTGCACCAATGGCACACTTAAATGCCATGGTTTTATTATAACTGTTTGACCAGACAAACATAAGACCCATATCTGGATCGTTGCCTGATTCTAAATGATACATACCTTGTGCTATGTCACCTGTTTGTGTAGCTTTATATAATTCTTTCTTGATGGCAAAACCAGCTGCTGCCAACTGGGTTCTAGCTTCATCTATCACTGCTCCGTGTGATATAATTGTATAAGACTTCCCGTAATTGGGAAGGGCAGAACTTCTTAAATAATATTCTGTTTCAAAGACTGTTTTTACTGGCATATTTGTAATGTTAAAATAGTGATAATTGTGTAGATGATAAACTTCTTTCTTTTTCTATCTGATTGATCTCTTTATAGATTTGTTCTAAGTAGTAACTTTTGTTAATACTATAAGAATCAAATGGAACCGTTTCGTTTATTTCGTTTATGGTGGTTTGTAACCATGGTCCAGACTCAACTTGTATAAGTCTACCGTCTGGATGACACTTAACTAGTTTCCCACCTTTGTTTGAAACATAGTATCTGACAATCTTTTGTTGTCTAATGGTGATAAGCTCACCGTTTTTCATTTCTTTATTCTCAAAGTACCAACCTCCTTTAGACTTGATACCTGCACAATAATCAAAGATGTTTTGATTACTTGCTATAAAGTCTTCAGGCTTTATACCTTTTGTAAAGTAAGCATGGATAGCTTTAGGAATAACAAGAAAGCTTTTGTTCTTGTGGAACACTGCCACCTTCTTTTTGTCCAGGTCCTCCCATTCAAATGCACCCTTGCATTTTACTTTCCCGGACTTAGAAACTGCTATGTAATTATTTACATCTCTGATGATCATCTTAGAATACTCATCATGTTCTAACTCTAACTGGGTAATTTTACACCAGCGGTCACAAATCTCGTGATACTTATCTATACAATAGGTAGGCATCAATGTTTCAAAACCGTCAGTGTTTTGCATAAGAGGTACAGCTTCAGGTATTTCTTCACATATCATCTCATAGAGCATAGATAATAGTAGCTGACCGTTGATAGTAATCTGCATAGTCATCTTAGGATCGTACAGGAAGCTATTCTCGTCTCCTGTAAGGCCGTAAGTACTATTTAGAATGATCTTATAAACATAGTTCTTAGGATCGCTTTTAGGGATCTTCTTACGTTCTTCAAAGAACCATTCGTACAGATCACAAAACTCTTCTTTAGGTAGATGACTAGGATGGAACCCATTTCTAATAGCTAGATTAGGATAGAATGAAGTTACATCTGAGGTCATAATAGTGTACCCCTGCTTGGCTTCATAAACTCCTGCTGTTCTGGCACCGTGAATACCGCCCAATCCGTAGTCAGTTTTCATACCTTTGTAATCTAGAGTGTACTTAAACCCGTTCTTAGTAGATATAATCACTTGTGTACGAAGATAGTCGTGCATCTTCTTAAACTCTTCAGTCTGAAACTTTACATAGGGCAGCATACACTGTCCTAAATAGATCTCACTATGATGAGTTCTTAGAGTTTTGATATGGGATTTCTCCCAACCAAGCTTCTGAGATAGAAAATGCAAGAATAGCTCTTTAGATATTCTTGGCTCTGATGCAGAATAAAGATCTATCCCATAGTCATTGGTTAATGTTTGTCTTAATACTATTTGTTCCTTAGAATGTTCTAAGATCTTTTTAGTACTAAGTACATCGTTAACACAATACTCTGTTATCATCTTAAGCTGTTCGTCCGTTTCTACCGGGGCCGTATGATGATGAGGCATCTCTTCTACATTCTGCCAGTCCATACTATACTGTATCCACTTTAGACTACTCATCTTAGCACGATTGTCCCAGTGGTTCATCTTGAATAGATCTATCTGCCTGATTTTAATTTTAGCAGGAGCGTATTCTAGAAAACTGTTTTGATCCTTAAGATTAATTGTCTTTTGTGCAAAAGCATAGATATCATTTATAACTGCTTCAGTACTAAGAGTTAGTAGCTGTCGTTGTTTATCTAATATATGCTGACTTATCTGACCGTCAAAAGCTAAACCATTGTAGCTAATATGCCACTGATTTTTATTCTTACACTCATTCAGAAAGTCTATAAATTGTGGTAGGTCATTACGATCTTTGTATATGACAAAGGTCTTTCTGATTGTTTCATCTTTATAATGTTGAAACACAGCTATGAAACAATTTACCAGCGTCTCATAATCCATAACCCAGTGGGCCGGCTTTTTCTCTTCCATTGTATTTGGTTCAGTTAAGCTGTTCCCCCTTTTATGCCGCCAAAAAAAGGCAGAAGATCTGCCTTAATTGGTTTAATAGGACAAAATTAATACTATACAGTTATAATACTCGACTGTTTTGGTGTTTCTAATTTCTTATCTACATACTCTTTATAGTCAAAACTGTCTGCGTTAACAGCAAACATATTAATGAAGTCTTTAATCTCATCAAGGTTCTCAACATAGTACTCATAGAAAGTTGCAAGCGTCTTTCTCTCTTCTTTGTAATCTTTACCGTTTGGTCTTTTACCAATCTTTAAGTGTAAAACATCACCATCATCAGATAGTTTAGGCATCATATGAAAAGATTCTTTCTTTTCTTTACCGATAACTGCTAACACTTTACTTGAAACGTCAAAAATGCACTCATTGTACGGGCATTCAGGTGTAATTGGTATCAGCTTAAAAGTCTTATCATTACCCCAGCTACTGGTAACCAACATCATTGAATTTTTCATGTTTTTTTTTATTATTTATACAAATTTAAGTACCTTTTTTTAATAATTCCAACTCTTCTGTGGGAATTTTTAAGTTTTCTCTATTCATATCACAAGCATCACACAATTCACCTGTCTTTTCTAGTACGTTTACATCTATATCTAGAAGTTTTGCATAGATACTAAAATACTTTTCAGGAAACAAAAATGTTTCTATGTACTTATACTCACTTGATCTGTCACCGTAATAGTTTTTAATGGCTCTCTTTAATACATTAGATAACTTAGAGTATTTACCTAATATAAAATTGAACCAATCTGCTTTATATATTTGAAAATCAAACACATATAACTTATATCCTTGTATAGGTATAACTTCTATGAATAAAGGATTACTTAAAAGCATGTGCTGCTCAAAAGCCTTGAAGCCTTCAGACTTATCGTCTATAAAACTACAAACTAGCTTCATATCCTCTGGCCTTATCACTCCTTCTATAGAGAGATAAGTACCAGAGGGTGTAAAATTGCTAGTACGCTTTATACCCAAAGCAGGAAACAGAAATGATCTAGATTTCTGGAAATATTTTGTGTATAAGCTGTCTATCATTTTAATATTTGATTACAAAACTACGCTACCTGTAGCAAAACTATGAGGTAAATCGTATCTTTTATTTACATAATGCCAGTTAGCTGCTTCTAAGACTTCTTCCATTCTGTTAAACCACCTTTTTAAGGTGCTTTCAGTTACTAAGAAAGGGTATGTTTGAAAAGCTCTATCTATAACTACAAAGTGGAACTTCATTTCATATCCATTAATTTCTATAAGTTCTTTATAAGTCTTAGCTACTAATGTACAATACATTACAGCTTGTAACCAATAAGAGTAAAACTCTATAGTTTCTGGAAAGTCTTTTAGATCCTTACTTGTAGTTTTTATATCATTGATAAAGATAGTTTTCTTATCGTGATTAATTACAACATTATCTATAATACCTTTAATACCAAATGGTGCTTTAGAATGTTCTACACTTAAAGGAATCTCATTATACACTTCTACATTGTCAAATTCAGTTATGTTACAACCAATAAGACTACATAAGTCTTTATCTGTTTTAACTAATTCTACAGCATTCTTACAGAACTCATAAGAGTCTTGATCTATAAGAGTTTTATTACCTTTAGTTTTTAAGAATGACCAATAACTGGTAGACTCTGGAGAAATAATTTTATCTAAACGTTGTTGATCTGTCTTAAGACTCTGATGGTAGTTCATGTCTACCATTACATCAAGGATAGCTTGATCAAAATGGTTTAACTCTGAACGTGTATCACCGTTTTGAGCTAGCTCTTGATAGTGAGCAAACACTCTGTCTATAACTATCTTAACTGAATCACCCGGTAGTTTAGATGGGCTGATGATAAAATTATCATTAAACTTTTCTTCTTCTAAAAGAAGAGCATGTACAATCTTACCTTGTACTAAGTGACTATCTGTACGTTCTTCTTTAATTCCCAGTATATACATTTGGTAAAATACTGCTGGATTCCACATGAGCTTGTTAAGGCTACTATAACTAAAATAAAACTTTTTTAAGTAAAAGTCTTTCTCTAATGTTTCTGCAGATTCCTGCATGATTTGTTCTAACTCCATGTTGTTTTAATTTATTCTTTGTTCTAACTCTTGTTTCATGAGATCAAGTCTCCATTTTTCAATTCTTGGACCCATTTCTCTAATAATAGCTCCTAAGTGTTCCGTTTCCATTTCTGCTACAGACATGTATTTTACAGGTTCTGTACCATCTTTACCATAACTACCCCAAATAGGAACCACTCTACACTTTTCAAAACCGTCTGTTAAATAAACAGTACCAGAAAGATCTAATAAATCAAGATCTACACCACCATAACGTTGATAGTCTGTACCTCCATCTAACATACTTTTATTATCACAAGTACACATTACATAATCATGTCTATGTCTTGATATAAGTACATCACCACACTTTTTACAAGTGGCAGTACTAAATACAATTTGTTCTAATCCGTTCATAATAGTTAGATTTTATCTACTAGGCCATAGTCCTAGTTCTATTAGTTTAGCACTCATCTTTTGTTGTGATCTTGTATCTACAGTGAGAGCTTCTTCATATTCAAGAAGAGCTACTAACTCTTTAATAAGATCATTACAGTTGGTAAGTTCAGATTTTACTTGAGCTAGTTCAGCTCTACAGTCTTCTGCTCTGAAAGTATCTTTATGTATATCTTCCATGTTATTTAAAGTTTTTTAATTGTTCAGAAATTTCTTCTGGTAAATAGGCTAGCATGTTTTTCTTTGGTAAAAACTCTAGAAGTTCATAGATAGCAGTTTCATCTTGCATGGCAAGGTCTTCTTTTATCTGTTGTATAACAGCTTCAATTATAGGGTCTTCCATTTTACTTTTGTTTTTCTAATTGTGTCTTTGTATTATGACAGGTCTCACACAGCACTTGTAGGTTATCTTGTTCACAAAATAGTCTATCTACAAACCCTGCAAGATCTGCAGAACAGTTAAGACTACCTGCTCCAACTATATGGTCTACATTAATCTCTTTATCTGGAAACCATTTTTTACAAGTATTACATTGGTATTCAAACTTTTGTCTTCTGTTAACACCTTTATAAGGTCTGCGAGCTTTTAGTTTGCACTCTGTAATAGGTTTCCACCATCTTGATTTTTGACGTAATGCACTTCTAATGAAAGTCCAAAATGCGGACTCACTCATAGTACCTGCATTCCTAGTTTTAGGAGCTGCAGTACGTCTAATTGTTTTCTTCTTGGTCATTTATAATTTTTTTATTAAGTATAGGTATTAACCTTACATATACTTCTTTAGGACCGTAATCCTTAATTGAATCAGATGGATCTTTACTCATTGGTAAAACAGCATACTCTACTTCAGGATACAATTCTTTATATCTTTCCATAGCTTTAATACCGGGTTCATCAAAGTCAAAGAGTATAATTACTTTCTTATACTTCTTTAAGTATTGATCCATAAGTTCTTTACGTATGATAGTGTTCTCTGAGTCTGGTGCTATGATATCCAGTGTAGGAATCTTAAGACTTTTTAAAGACATTACATCTTTTAGAGAAGACGTTATAATTAGATAAGGTGCAGCTTTAACTTGTTCAGATCCCTGAACGTAGTCATCTACTTTTATAAATTTTTTATCTAACGTTTTGGGCTGATAGATTTTGTACAGTGTACCATCTGATTTAAAGTAACCATATAGATAGTTACCTTTAATGGTTAGATCAATGGGTCCCTCATCACAATCCTTATGCATAGTGTAATACTCTAAAGGTCTTACATTATATTCATCTAGAAGACGTGATCCAATATTGAACTGAGTCCAGAAATATTGGTCTTGAGTGGTCCAGGATCTGAAAACAAACTGACTAACTTTATATTTAGAAGCTTGTTTAAATTTTTGTACATCGTACCCCCCATTATTGTGGAGTACAAAATCATTATAATTCTCTACTACAAGAGTACAAGCTTTATGATAATTTAATCCAGTGATTTCTTTTACTAGATCTATTGCAGATCCACCGTGACCAGATGAAAAATCTTTATACTTGTATGTATCTTTTGTAGGTTCGTAGTAAATACACATACTAGGTGTACGTTCCTTAGAATTAAAAAGACTTTTAATCTTTACATCATGCCCAGCAAGCTTTTCTCTCAGCTTACAAAAGTGTTCAAATATCCATGATACAGGAACATCCTTGATGTCATGTACCATATTTTTTATCTTAAACATGGGCTTGTGATTAAACGAAAAAAGGGGGAGTAAAACCACTCCCCCAGTCTTCTAGCAGTAAATTACATATCAAAATCACTATTAGCTGGCTCAAAGCTAGCTACAGGCTTATTTTGTAAAGCCTTATAGTGGTATTGGTTGTTCTTATCAAACTTATCAAGCTTAGCTTCATCTGCTGAAACAAACTTATACTTAGGAAGAGATAACTTAATGATAGTTTTACCATTGTACTCTTCTTCTGTACCTTTCAAGAACCAATATAAATTGTTTCCTTTAAGCATAGTCATTGCTTTCTCAACCCACTCTTCTAAATTAGAAGCAGAAATATTATCAATCTGATCTCTAAGACCAAGCTCAGATGCAATAACTGCAATCTTATACATGATCTCATTTTTAGTTACGTTGGTCTCATTAAACTGATCTGTCCAGATGGTTGCAGATACACGACTTGATTGTCCTGTAAACTTTGGACCTTCTAAATCATTCTTATCAATTGCCCAACCTTCAAAACCTTCAGACGCTGGTCCTTCTAGGATCAACTCTAAGGTTTTCTTATCACCTTTGTTAGATGTTCTAACTTGCCCACTATAAATGTGTGCATACACTACTCCTGTTTGTAGAGACTTAGCTGTCCCTCCTGTTGTTTTGACTTCTTGTCCTTTTGTACTAAACATGTTCTGTTAATTTAAACTATTTGTGAATGAAAAATGAATACTAGTTCTCGTAATCTATGATAGCTTTTCTAACTAAAGCTAGGTCGTTTTCTACCTCAAAGTCAGTAAACATACCTCTGGGAGACTTACATGTGTTCTCACCATTGTTAGACGTCTCAAATACATATCTGATGTTACCGTCTTTGTCTTTCTTAACTTTGCCGAACAAAACTATGGAAAATAATCCTTCCAAAGTAAGTTTTTCGTCAACCATTTTACCAATAGTTTTGGCTTTAAACTTCTTTTTACCTTCCATATCTGTAGATTCTTCAGCATGGGTTAGGATAAAAACTAATAGATCCTCTCTTAAATCCTTTGGCATACGTGCAATACGGGCAAGTTTAGCACCAATCTGTGTAAACTTTTCGTAACCTTTCTCGTCACTTCTATCAAAGAACTCAAATGAGCTCATATACTGAAAGTCATCAACAACTAAGTTCTTAATGTCTTTACGTTTCTCTGAAACATACTTAATGCATGCTTCTATTTGTTCTGATGAACTAGCAGAATAAAGATTACCTGTTGGGTTATCTTTGCTCCACGGTACATACTTCTTTCTCCATCCTTTAAAAGGTAGAGCTTTGTTAGCTACGTTTATGATAAACGTCTCTGCTGGATCTAGGTTCTCAATAGCTGTTGATTTTCCTGACCCAGACTCTGCAATAATTAGAATCCCTTGTGCCATATGTTATTTTGTAGATTTGATTAACTCGTTTAGCCATGTTTTAGAACTTACTGGCTTACCTGTTTGGATAGCAAAGTAATCTCTAATAGTCATGTCACTGTAAGGTGCGTCTTCCATTGTAGCAGGAGCTTTGTAAGCTTGCATAGGTGTCTTAGGTAAAGAAGAAGGTAATGGATCGGTATCAATACCAAACATTCCTGTCTTTTTAATAGCCACTGAGCTAGGATTTACTACTCTTAGTTCTTCAAGGGGAACAAGATAAGAACCTTTTTCGTTAAGTTCATACTCTTCCTCATAAGATCCGCTTACAGGAACTCTGTAAACTTTACGTTCTGCATCTGCAGGGCTTAAGTCTCTTGTAATTAGCTCAAAGAAAAAACCTTTGTCTTTTCTAAACTCTGAAGAGAAAATGCCTACTACCATTCTACCATGTTTATCATAGAATGGCATTTTCATGTTAAAGTCAACTCTTGAAATCTGTAGATCATCAATTAGATCTTGATGGTAGTCTCTAATAGACTCAAGCTTTAGTCTTTTTAATTCTTTAACGTCCGTTGTTTGTGGGGTGTTACTTGTCATACTGTGTATTTTTGTTTATAATTCCTGGCCAACATCAGCCGAAGGTGCTTGTCTGTTTGTTCTTGGTCCTCTAGGTGCCCATGTCTGCTGTTGTTGCTGAACCATAGGTGGAGGACTGGACTCAATCATCCTCTGTCTTTTGAAATCTGTTTGTAAGAAAATAATATTATCATCTGTAGCACCGTTACGTAGCTTTAGTAGATGAAGGAATACGTTTTCTTTACTAGCTTGATAGTGTTCTGGCCCATAGTCTTCTATGTTTAGTGTAAACGGTCTACTTATTGCAAAGACTAAGTCTGATCCCTGCATAAGAGCGTCACCACCAAATATATCTGATGAGCTAGGATAGTTAGCAATTGTACCTGGAGTTCTGCGTGATACATCTTCCATGGTACGATTAAGTTGTGTAAGGATAATTACAATTACAGGTAGGTCTCTTTTTACATCAATCAGCATATCTGCTATGTTGTATAGAGTCTGTAATTTCTCTCTCTCGTCTGCTGCTTTCTTTACAAGCCAGCTGTGGTCAATAGTGACAATCATTGGTTTACCACCCAGTTCATTAAAATAATGATGGATAGCTTTTTTCATGTCAGGAGAAGTGAGCGGCTTCTTAATACGTATTCTTTGAATACCAAGTCTTTCTAGTTCTTCTGATTCTTTTAGATAATTTTCCATCTGCTCATAAGCAAAGTCGTCAAGTTGTTTTTTAGATGAGAGCACTACGTTATAATCCATAGCAACCTGTGCCGCAAATTCTCTTGCAGCATAGGACTCATCACCCATTTCAAACTGAAACTCTAATATGGAAAACTCTTGATCAGGATTAAGTCTTTTAGACTCTCTAAGAATGTGACTAATGAACATAGTCTTACCTGCAGCAGGACGAGCACCAATTGTAACTAGGCTCCCCCATTCTATACCACCAATAGTAGCATTGTTAATAGCATCCCACGGTGTTTTTAAGGACTTAATCCGTCCTTTACGTCTATCGTTAATATACTTTAGACCTATTCGTAAACCTTCAGCATGCGTAATAGCACCATAAGGTCTGTCTATTTTTTGATCCATAAAAGGTTTGTATTATAAACTAGGAAATGATTTACTAAAAACCTCTTTAATAATGTCATTAGCCTTTGTATAAGACTCAATGCCTGCTGTTAAATAAGCTTTTCTTGTAGCGTCATCTACAATACCTTTTAGTACTTCAAAGTTTATAATACGTAGACTGGATCTTGAATCATCTACGGTAGGAAGAGACTCAAATATCTTTCTAAGCTCTTCATAATTGTTGGGTGTGTTAACCATGTTGGATTGTTTTATTGTAATTCAAATTTAAGATAATTCTAGTAATTGACAAAATATTTTTACTGTTCTTTTTGAAACCAGACACTTTTTTGTTCTTTATAACTAGCTAAAGCAGGTTTTAGTATATCTGGATTATCTAGTAGAAATTCACAATGATCGGCTAGTTCAGACTTGGTTGTTTTGCTAATATTATCTGTCTTTTGTATAAAATAGCTACTATTCATCATGTACATGTATCCCTTTTTTTCTTTCTCAAAGACATAGTAGTCAGTGGCAAGATGAACCAAGGGCCAGTTAAACTGTGGATAAGTTTTAAAGAATACAATAAACTTTTTCTTTAGCTCTTCTACAGATTGTCTACCCATGGCCCCAGACGGTAAAGCCTGAGCTGGGAATAACTCCCTGTAATATGCAATCTTTTCTAAAAACTTGTCACCTAGCACTTCTGTAGCTATTTTTTTCTTTGTTTTGACAAGAAAAGTCTCAAACTCGTCTAGAATTACTAATGCTTTTTGTGTTAGCTCCCCCTGCTCGTTAATATATCCCTTAGCTCTGCAGATATTAGCCTCAGCATCTGGATTGATGATGTTAGTTGGCTTAATTCTACTTCTACAGCAGTCTAGGAAATAAATCTGATTAGGGCTAACACTATACTTAATAAGTGTGGTCCATAGTTGATGACTCATATTGATGGTTTATATGTTTAAGGATGTAAATTATATTATATGTGATGGTTTTCTAACAGATATTTTGTATATTATAATGTAGGGTTTATAGAAATCTTACACTTCTGATATTTATATATAAATTAATTATACCATGGCTAAAAAGTTTTATGCCCAGAAAGACGCTTTAGGCTTCCCAATTCCTGGCACAATGATGTCTGTTACTGTTCCAGCTAACATTCCTGCAGATTCAATCCTTATTCCTGCACAAAATGTTGCAGCAGGTGGAGGAAAGGTAGTTGTTAACCAACCAACAGGACTACGCTACTTTGTACGTAGAGACGCTAACGGTGGGATTGTACCTAACACGTTGACTATCAGTCTAAAGAAACCATTTGGTTCTGTTTATGAGTTCAAACTTTTAAAATAGAAACCTAAATGATCAAAGAGAACCCATCTATAGCAGCATTCAAGGTGTGGGTATTCCCAACACTTGTATCTCTTGTTAGTTTGCTTATCTGGAATGATGTAAACGAGATTAAATCTGATGTAAAGTTGCTAATGGCTCAGTCTAATATAGACAAGACCAGAATAGATAATTTAGAACGTCAGTTGTTTAAATCAGCAGGTTTTCCTGCTACTCCTATTAAGCATCTTAATGATTATCAATCACTTGTAGCTATTCTGCCGGATAACAAATATAAAACAATTAAGTATGACTTTTAAACAATGGGCTCTAGATCTTTTTAAAGATGAACGTGGTTCCACTTCTATTAAACCAGTAGTAGGTTTTATGTGTGCATTGTTTCTATGTATAACACTAACAGCTAATAGCTTTTCTCATGGTGATGTTAAACCTTCGGACGCTTTAGTTGACGCTGTAATGTACATCTGTATAGCAGCATTGATTGGTGACACGGGTGATAAGTTCTCATTTAAAAAGAAGGTAGATGAATAAGATATATTTTTTCATTATAGGTGTACTAGTAGTCTTTGTTCTTTTACAGAATAAAGGTTGTGTAGGCGGAGGCGTTAGATCTGGGTCTGATACTCTTGTAGTACATGATACCACTTGGTCAGTTAGAGATAGTTTGATTTTTTCTAAACCTAAGCCGGCTAAGATTATTCATGACAGTTTATTTATTGAGGGTAAAACAGAATATTTAGCTGATACTAATTATGCTGCTCTAAAGGTGCAGTTTGATGATCTTGTTAGAAAATATACAGCATTAGCTATTTATGTAGACAGCGTAAAGCTAGATACACTAGGCTATGTTACAGTGACAGATACAATTCAAGAAAACGGTATCAAAGGAAGATCCTGGAAGTATAATTATAAAATACCTTTTGTTACCAAAACGGTAACAATTACTAACCAAGCTCCAGCTAAGACACAATTGTATGTTGGGGGTGGTGTTAATACAACACAAACATTAGGATTACATTCTGCAGAAGCAGGAGTTATTCTAAAGACTAAAACTGATAAGATCTACGGACTTAAAGCCGGATCTGATATAAATGGTAACATATCTTACGGTTTCCAAACATACTGGAAAATCGGTAAAAAAAATAAATAATATGAAAAAGATTATTGAATTAGTTAAGAAGTTTTTATTTGGAACTAAAGTTCAGAAAGCAGTTGCTGCTGCTCAAGTTGTTAAAGAAGTTAAGAAAACATCAGTAAAGATTAAGACTGGTGGTGTTAGTAAGAAGAAGTAATAAACACACTATATATGAACTTAGAAAAACTAAAAGGACACATCCCGGATACTGTTATTGCACAGATCCCTGGTGTAATGGAAAACTTTGGTGTTAATACACCATTAAGATTGGCTCATTTTTTAGCTCAGTGTGGTCATGAATCAGGTGGATTTAGATTAACTCAAGAGAATCTTAACTATTCAGCTAAGGGTCTTATGGGTACATTCAAGAAATACTTTCCTACAGAAGCATTAGCTAATGCATATGCTCGTCAACCACAAAAGATTGCTAACAAAGTTTATGGTGGTCGTATGGGTAACGGTTTAGAAGCTTCAGGTGAAGGATATAAATTCCGTGGACGTGGTTATATCCAGTTAACTGGTAAACAAAACTATACAGCATTTGATCTAGCTGTAGAAGATGATATTCTTGCTAATCCAGATTTAGTATCTTCTAAGCATGCATTATCTTCTGCTGCTTGGTTCTGGAAAAAGAATGGATTAAGTCTAATTGCTGATACAGGATCTAGTGCAGAAGTAGTAACTAAAATTACTAAACGTGTTAATGGCGGTACTATTGGATTACCAGATCGTATTAAGCATTTTAAGGAATTCTATGAATTAATAACTTAAAAGCAAATATGAAAAATTTAATACAGTATGTAGGACAACCCGTAAAAAAACTTTTTAATTCAACAGAGTTTAGACTTTCAGTAAATACCATTATAGATGGTAATGTTGATTTAAATAAGAGTACAAAATCAACTATATATGTTGATGGTACAAGAACAAGTGAAGGATATAACCGAACAGGTAATATTTTAACTCCTTTTAATACTATAACAGATGCATATAATGCAGCAGTAGCTTCAGGTTATAATGATAGCAATCCTGCATTTATAGTATTGTTAAGTAACATTACTGAAAATGTAACTTTTACACAAGGTGGTATTTGGTTAACTAGTATTGGATCAGGAACACATGGTTCTTATAATATTACTGGTACTATTACATTTAATGGTAGTGCTAGTTCTACATTTGAAAACCATTTTATGATGGCTAATGTAAGAATCATTGCACCATCTAATGGTAAGGGTATCTATTCTACAGGAACTAATCCTCAGAAAGTATTCTTAAAAGACATTTGGGTAGATGCATCTGGAACTACAGGTTCTGGTATTTATATAGACAACTCAGGATCAGGAAGCACATTACACTTAAACGATGCTCACTTAACTCATAGTGGTACAGGAGATGTATATTGTGTAGATGCTAGAACTGGTGGATGTTACATGACAGATATTGAAACTAGTGGGTCTAACGTACAAGTTGTTAGAGTGGGGGCAACAGCTGTTGTAACTCTAGATAGCTCTGAAATAGATGCTACTGGAGATGCAGCAATTGAAGTGTATGGAGGAACTATTATTGTTACAAGATCTATTATTAGTAATACTAAAGTTAATGGACATGGTATTGCATTAAATGTTTCAGGATCTATAGCTACTGTTGGTAATTGTTTATTTAATATCAATGCTTCAGGAGTTACAACAGGTAAAGCTGTATATGGTGTAGCAACAACTATTTTATTATACCAATACCTTTCGTTTTACCCAGGATCTAATACTGCTAAAACAGCTAGTCCAACATTAGTAGCAACAGCTTTATCAACTTCATTTACATAAAAACTAAGCAATGGCTAAAGTTAAAGCAGGTGACTCAAAAAAAGTCACTTTTGGAAAAAGAAAAACAGGACGTTTACGTAAAAGTAGTGGTCCTAAAGCTAAAAAAGTTAGTAAATATAGGGGGCAAGGAAGGTAATACTTACTTAGCTCTCTTTAATATATAAATATATGAGAGCACTTGTAATTAATTATGGCCAAAGGATTTTTGACCTTATAGGTAAAGCCTTTATAGTCTTTGCTGGACTATGGATAGTATTTGCATTATCTTTTCAAAGTTATATGCTATATCTACATTTCTTAGGAGATGAAGAAAAGACTTTGGCTATTTCTAACTGGATTGAATGGAGAATTGATGGTACGTTTAAAAATAATCCAAATAATATTTGGTATGAAGAACCTAAAAAGATAAATATATCTTCTGTAAGTAATAAAGTCGTTGTTGGGTCTTTAGCCGGTAATAGAAATCTAGAGTTTGGCTTAAAGAATATTTTAGAAGAGGTAGTTCAAGAAAAAGATTATGAACTAGATACAGCTGCTAGTCTTAAAATTACAGCAGAGATAATATATCTAGATGTATTAAAAACACAATCTAGTTTTTCAGTATTACATAATAATAAAGAATCAGTTGTTATTAGACTTAGAGGATACCTATACAAAGATGGTAAACTTGAGAAGAAAATAACTGTTGAGGAATCTGCTGATGAGGTTAGCATGTCTGCTTTACTAGTAGACGAAGGTGGTAAGTTTAACCAACAAAATTTAAGTTCAGCTCTAAAGAAAGCTTCTGTTTCATTGGTAAATAAACTATTATAATGAATAAACTTATTACGTCTCTTTTTGTGACATTTTTTTGTGTTATCACGACACTTTCTTATGGTCAGATTAAGTTTAAAGCTGCTACATCTATTGGAGGTTCTTCTCTTAACAGAGGAGAAACTTTTGATTATATCATTTATGGTAATGGTATGAATAACAACACAACACGTCAGTTGTTATTTGATATCATGTATGATCATGTGAATTTTGAGATTGTATCTGTAGCTCACACTGGTACCGGGGGTAATGGTGGCATTCTTCCACAAGGTTCTAATATTCAGTTATCATATTATAACTATCCTAACTACACTTGGAACTCAATAACTTCTGGGTCAGCAGCTAATAATACTAGTAACGGTACTACTAATTATCAATACGCCAATTATACTTTTAATGGTGCAGGTGGACTTAATGCTATTTTAAGAACTACTCTATCATGGGCTACTAATTCAGCTATGCCTTATAGTAGTTATAGTGATTTAATTAAGATTAAGTTTAGACTTAAAGCTGCTTCTACAGCATATACATTTAATCCTATTAAGTTAAACTTTGTAGCTGGTTGGACAGCTAATGGTGTCTATGATGCTACTACAATGGAAGCTCCTTTATCCACTGCAGTTACTATGAACCAAAACTATGGTAAGTATGTATCTGCTAAGGTTGATCTAAACTCTAATTTATTTAATCTATCTAACTTAAGAGTTTCTTTTAGAGATACTCTTACTAATACAGGGGTATTATTTCCCATTACTTCTACAGGAGAGGTTGATATTAATCAAGCTTCTTTAGCAAATAATAAAGTGTATGAGGTTACTGTAATGCACGATATGGATAAGTTGTATACTATATATGGTAATGCAATCACTATATCTGATTTTACTACAGCTCAGGGTGAATTTACTTCAATGGGACTGGACGGATCTAATGGCCAAAGTATCAAAACTGGACAGTCATTATATGCCGCAGACATTAATCGTAATAAAACGATAGATGGTGGAGATCTTCCCCAATTGCTTGCACAAGTGGCAGGTATAGATACATTGTTTATGCTCCCTAGTGGTTATACAGCAGGAACTGGAGGTTATATGTCTCTTCCTACATGGAATGCTTCTGATGCAACTACACTTGCTGGCCAAGTTGAATGGGCTTATGTTACTCCAGGCACATCTTCTAGTACTCTTCGTATTGATATGAGAGAGTTTGCTAGTGGTGTAGCACCTAATACTATTAAAAGTGTACAGCTTTTTGATATCTATACAGGACCTATTGAATATGTTTCTCAAGATGGAACTTGGGCCCAATACACTGTACCTTCTACACTTGTTAAAGCAAAAGATGGTACGTCTTTATATGTATCTTCTATACGTAATGTTAACGATCAGAATGTTGATTATTCTTTAAGAGCTGAGTTTGAGTTTAATAGCTCTGTAAATGCATCTTGGGGAGCCATCACTGCAGCTAACTGGAAGAATATTACTGTGCCAAAAACTTTCTTTAAGACTGGAACTCCTGGTACTAATGCTATTTTAGATCTGAAATATCTTTTATGGGGTGATGTAAACAGATCTCACTCTTCTCAAGTGATCACTAGTTCAGGAGGTACTGCTACTGTACAAACAAATGCTGTTAATAGTTTAGTTACTAATAGTGCATTTAGAACAATGTCTATACAAGCTAATACAACTGGTAACTCTATTTCAGCACCAACTAGTGTAAAAGAAATTGAAGTTAACCTTAATAATCTTACAGTTACATCTAATACTATTGAGATCCCAGTAAGTATAGATACTAGAGGAGTATCTGTTACTGGATTACAGTTTGAATTTACTTATGATCCAACTAAAATCAAGTTTGAAGAGCTGTTAACCAATGTACCAAATACATGGTATGTGTTTGCAAAATCTAAGGACGGCAGAGTTAAGTTTGGTGCCTTGGATAAGAATAATTCAGAAGCTATATCTGGAGTGAAGGTTCCTTTTAAACTTAAGTTTACTACAATAGGTCAAGGAGTAGATATTCTTACATCTGTAAAAGTTAGTCAACTTATGGATGCTGCAGATTCTAAAGGAAATCAGTTAGGAATAAGTCTTAACTCTACACAAATTAAGTTAACCGGTTATAATAACTTTTAAAATGAAAGAAACAAATAAAATATTAGCCATCTACTTGATAATCATGGGCATATTCGTAATATACTCTTGTACTAAGATGGAACTACCAGAACCAGCACCACCTATTAATTTAGGTACTTTCTCATTGTCTACAAAGATTAAGTCTATTAGTCAAAATGGTAACATTGTTACTGCTGAGTTTAATACAACTGAAGGAGCTAAATACTCTGTACAGATTGTACCATTTGGTAAAGAAGAACCAGTTAAAAAAGAAGGCTTTACAGCTACAGATTCTATAACTAAAAAGGTATATAACTTGACTGGTTTGGCCAAACAAGATTATGATCTTATTTTTATAGACGTAAATGGTAAAGAAGTTAAGTATCCAATAATTATAAAATAAAATATCATGTCAGAAGAAGTAGAAAGTGCAAATGACGGAACATTTTCCGGATTAAAGAAAACCATTATTGGTGTAATCACTACAGCAGTTATGGGATTAGGAACTTGGGGTATAACCCAACTTACAGGTGGAGGTGATGAACCAGCTCCTGTACAACAAGCAGCTCCAGTAATTAATATTACTAACTCAAACCAACAGTCTCAAGCTGCAGGTGGTGGTAAAACAGTTATCATTAAAGAAAAAGAAACTGTTAAAGAACCAGCTAAGCCGGTTAAGAAAAAAGAAGGTGATGAGTTTAAGGAAGCAGATCCTAAGTGGTAATTATTAAACAAATATAAAGATGGAAAACAACACACAAGCTAGTGGTTTTAAACAATTACTAGCAGACATGATGCAAAGACGCTGGTTTATTACAGCGTTAGTACTAGGTTCATTCATGCTTATTATAGCAGGTATTTTTACTGCTATTACATATGGCACTGCTATTGCAGGAGAATGGAAAGAACTATTATTATTATTACTAGGAGCTTTTATTGGCTCTTATGGTAAAATCATTGATTACTGGTTTTCTGATACAGACAAAGATAAAATGTTAGTACAGAAAATGGATGAAGAAGATGGTGTCACTCTAAGTCATACTAATGATATGAAAGAGTCACCTAAAGATCATACACCGTTAGTAGATCCTGCTTTTTTAGCTGCTGCTGATAGAGCTAATGCTCAATCACAAGCTTCTAAAGAAGAAGAAGTTAAACCTGAAGCTCCAGTTGCTGCACCAGTTAAAAAAGGTGTAGAAATTGATGAAGATGGAGACGGTGTTATGGACGGTCTAGATTTTGATGGTGATGGTAAGATTGATGAGTATTTTGCACACCGTCAGTGTGAGCACGTTTGGGGTGACGCTGATGGAGATGGTATTGAAGAATGCCTTAAGTGTGGCAAGATAAAAGATATTGTTTAACTTAATTAACTAACATGGAGCCTGATGAACAGAAGAACAAAACTACGGAGTGCAAATTCTCTCAAAGACATCAGCTTAATACTAGCTATGTTTTTTCTACCACTAGGATACGACATTTTATTCAAGACTCTCTTAAATATTACTGGGAGCTTTTGGGTTACAGATATCATATTTTACTGTTTGTCAGGGCTATTCTGGCTATTGTATTGGCTTCTACACAAGTACTCTAATAAACTAAAAACTTATGAGAAATAAATATATTGTTTGGTTTATGTTTCTTTCCGGCATGCTCTTAGTGGGGCATGCTGGTTTTTCTCAAGTGGCTAAAACTACCACTGAGAACTATAAAGCAGACTTTGAGAAAGCTATTGACATCAGTCAGTTTATGGATTATGAAGGTAAACAGATTCCTATACAGATTCTTAAAGCTGGTATTTCTGAAGAGATGTATGAACTTTATCCTGAGCTTAAAGAAAAGCGTGTAGGATTAGGTGTAGCTAATATCTCTATGGAATACTTAGAAAACCTTAATAGGTTTAAGTTCACTGAAGATAAGACAGAGATTAAAAACAGAATGGTAAAACAGTTTCAAGCTTCCGCTGCCGGGATCTCTGAAAATAAACTAGACGGACGTGGTAAGATTAATCTAGCAGAATACTTTGTCACCATAGAATGCTATGACTATTCTATATCAGAAGATGAATCTGTTTATATAAAAGGTGACACTAAACAACTATTAGTTACACGTATTGGTCTTCAAGTTAGATTTACTAATGCAGAAACTGGTACAGTTATATCTGGATCTGGATTAGGTGAAGCTAAAAGTACTAAAGAAACTTCAGGATTATCTGACGCTAGTCTAGACCCTGTAAAATTTAATCAATCTACTATTTCAATAGCTACTAAAAAAGCCCTAGATATTGCTTGTGCAAGAATCCTTGACCGTATGGTTAAAAAAGGAATCTTTGATAAGTAATGAAAAAGTTTATATTTAGCTTGTTAATAGTAGTATTACTACCAATCTATGGGTATTCTCAAACTTTGGTACAAACATTTGTGGACCCTTGTACTAAGGTTGTTTCTACGTTTGTTATACCTCTTAATGGTAGCACTGTCATTGTTTTTTATAATAAGTCTCGTATTTTTACATCAGCTGATGTTAGAAATGGCGTATTTAATTCTTGGCTTAATCAAGTTTATGAAGAATATAGAAAGCTATCTCCCTGTTCTGTGGCTCAGGCTACAGCAACTAGCACTCAGATTACAGCCAGTGCTGTTTCTGCTGCAGTAAGTGCTGCGGCCTCTGCGGCTGCTTCTACGGCAGCATCTTCTGCTGCGGCTAGTGCAGCTTCATCAGCAGCAAGTTCGGCTGCCTCGTCAGCTTCTAGTAGTGCAGCGTCATCTGCAAGTTCTTCTGCTGCAGGTTCAGCTTCTTCCTCAGCTAGTAGCTCTGCTTCTAGTTCAAGCAATTCTCAAGGATCGAGCTCAGAGTCTAGTAGCAGCAGCTCTAGCGGGGAAAGTTCTTCAAGTTCTGAATCATCTAGTTCAGAGTCTTCATCAAGTAGTTCAGAATCTAAGTCTGAGTCTAAATCAGAATCAAAAGGTTCTTCTAAATCAGGTGGATCTAAATCTAAAGCTGCCGCAAAGGGACCTGCTAAGGTAAATCCTATATTATTTAATTCTGACTTTACTGGTGGGCAAAGTCTAGATAATAGTTTCAGTGTTATTATGACCGGTGGTATGTCTAGGTCTTCTATGACTGGACAATCTTCCTGGGGAGTAACCGGTATGGTGTGGAGCAATCTTCAACAGTTTGCTATTAGTTCTAGATATACATTAATGCATTTTGATGAAGGTAAACTTCAGGGTATATCTAACTTTGGTTTTACAGCAGCTTATGCTTTTGGTACAAAGTTTGGTTTTGGTACGTATGCTTATATCAAACCATTGGGTAAATGGGGTGTAACTGGTGTCAATTACACTTTAAGTTTTGCTGAAGCAGCATATCAACCGGACCCAATGATAGATGCATCTAGTCAAATTAGTTTAACTAGTTCTATTTTATTATTCTACACTAAACCATTTACACTAAGTAAACGGTTATCTATATCTCCTGATATATACTTGTCAGGTAGTCCTTTAGTATACCTTAGTAAAGATGGTACCTTTACAGAGTCTTCTGACATGGGAATACTTACAGGTTTTGGTTTTGATTACTCTTTTACTAAAAGATTTAAATTAAACATAGGTTTCAAGACTAGTATTTCTACTAATCCTGAAATACCTATGTTAATGTTTGCTGTTGTAGGTTCTAAGATAAATCTCTAGTTTATAGCGTCACCATTACGGTTTACATTATAAATTCTAGTACCATCAAATACTACTACTTGGTTATTCTCGGAATATTTTTCTATTACATCAGTATTAAAGTGGCTAAAACGAGCTCCTTTAATACCTATAAAGAATGCTTTATCAGAAAATATACTACATCTGTCTTCAGCATCTGTGATTACTAATGCATTGACACCTTCTTTATTAATTCTTAATATAGCGTTATCAATTTTAGTACCCCCACATGTATCTAACATAGCTAATGATATAGGATCGCTACTATATTTAGTAACTGATGTATTAAATAAATATACATCATTAAGCATTTCCATTTCTTTAAGCTTCATTGTAAAAGCTTTACAGAAATCTAGTTTACTTATTCTTTGACCATTACCATCTTCTACTCCACAGTTATCAGACATTGAACCTGATATATCTATATAAATATCTAGCTTACCAATTGGCTTCTCATCTTTTACAAGAATATCCTCTATAAATACTTTACGTAGTTTAGGATGTAGCTCTATGTAATCATTTAAGCCAGCAAGATTATCAGAATTAAATAAGTCATCATATGTTACCTGCTTCTTTGAAGAGAAATAACTAGCAGACTTATCCATAAGCTTCTTAATCTTTTCTTTAAGACTACCCATAGAAAGCTTTAATTTAGATAGCTCTTGTGCAACTTTTCTAATGTAATCTGGACTCATGTTACCAGCTTGTTGACCTCCATCTTTATTAATGTTTTCAAACATTTTATCTTGGGTGTCTTTATCTATACACTCATCCATGCTTTTACATGTATCTGTTGCATCTTGAACAGCTTTGTCAAACATCTTCTTAGAAGAGCTATTCCCAAACATTTTGTTCATAGCATTATCTGAATCTTTAGGATCACCGTCACCATTCATACCGTTCATAAATTGATCATTGGTGTCTGGATCAATGTATTCCATAACAGTAGACTGCATAGCATAGTATGCCATGATATTTCTAGCAAATATTGTAGATTTAAGATTACTGCCTTCTGCCATAATTTTAGCTACAGGATTATTAGCTTTTTCTAGTAATCTGAACTTAGTATGATTAGCATCAGTACGATCTTCAAACTCCAACTTTTCCATTTTATGATAGAACATTTTTTGGATATCCTTAGACAAGTGTTTAGGAAACTTTCTATAAGTTTCTTTAACCTTTTGTGCAAATGCAGCCATATCAGGTCTTTGGTCTGGAGCCATTTTGTTAAGCTTATGATATGCTTCTGAAAGTACATCTCCATTACCAATGTATGTATCAATAACTGTATCCACTTTACGCTCATCTATATAATGCATGTACGGTTTGATCAAATCAGACTTTTTATAAAAGTTAATTTTACCAAACAAACCATCATCATCATCGTTATAGTAAGACTGAATCTCACCTTTCTTTACTTTTTCAAGAATAGTATATACATTCTTGTATTGTTTAGGACTAGCCATTTGTTTATGGTTTACGGGTTATAAATATTGGTGGAGATGTACCCAATATAGGATACATCTCACCAATTTCATTTAGAAAATATATTTCACCGGTTTTCCAGTAATAATTTTCTGTTATATGCTTATAACCCTGTTCTAAAAAGGGTTTGAAGAAGTTGCCGGCAAAGATTCTACTTCTGCCATCATTTCTTCTAAGTCTTCAGTATTTGTATCATCTACACGTGCCGGATGATTCTGTAAGATATACTGCATAGAGATCTCAATCTCATTTACTTGCCCAGAGTCCATAATACCTCTTGTAGCATAGGTGTTAACAAGACCCTCAATCTCTGCAATAGCAAGCTCTAGCTGCTCGTTGGTTTGGTAGCTATGTAACATCTCCACCTTACTCATCACTGCTTTAACTTCTGGTGACATTAGTTTGTTCTGTAATTCAGAACCTGCAGTTTGATCAATCATGATCTGAGCTGTTTTTACAAGAGCTTTATCTACTGAAATATCCCATATATAAGATACTGCTTTAGAAAGTGTTGGTACAAAGGTTAGAGTTCTATCAGAGCTATGGTTGTAACCTACTTCCATATACTTTTCTAGTTTAGTCACTGGAATTTCAACTTCGTTAATCTCAACTTTGTTAGGAATACCAATTGTAAACTTCTCACGGTACTCACGACCACCTTTGTTGTAATACTTAATCATCTCACCTGCAGATACACGATTAACTGTATGCTTCAACATGAAACGGTCCCAGAAAGGAGAGTTTTTTTCTTCTTTAGGTATCTCATTACATGTAGCTACAAATAACTTCCATTTACATGGGATTTTATGCTTGCCGTTGAATAAGAACTTCTCATTCATTACACCAAGCATAGCATTACGGATAGCTGAGCTAGCTTTATCCACCTCGTTGATGATAACAATCTCTGCATCAGCAATAGGTGTACTAAGTGAATACTCATTATCAGTAAATAACTTACCTAAGTCAGGCATACCCTTAATTTCTGATGCTTTAGTACCCTCATCAGTTTCTAAAATATAAATCTTTTCAGCAAAATCTTTTGCTGTCATTTTACCGTCTCTGTTCAACCATGCTTTAGCATAGTCAAGTACAGTTTTAGTTTTTGCTACGCCTGGTGCACCAATCAATAGACATGGTAGTCCTGTTGCTTCTGCTAAAGCTAGCATTTTAAATACTTCCTCTTTATTAATTAGAGAGGTCTCAATCTGACGCACTTCTTGCGTAGTTCTTTTGGTAATAGATTTTACTCTAGACATGTTAGTGTTTTTTTAATTTGTATTTGTGGGTTGATTATAAGTTTGCAAATGCTGATAGTTCATCATCACTGCTAGATGGTTGTGCTACTAAAGTCTGCATTTCAGGTTTAGCTTCTATAAAAGGAGTAGTGTCTTTAACTGGAGTGTTATCTACAGATGCAACTACTTCTTGTTTCTTAGTATCATCAATAACAGTAAATACTGTCACTGTTGTCTCTGCATTTTTAAGAGCAGGGTGTTTTCTGATCATAACAATCTGCTGATCTTTTGCATTGTACTTGTCTTGGATAGATCCATAACCTAAATCATCTCTCTTTAACCATGTTAGACCATTGTCTAAATCTTCTAGAATTTGAGATACGTAGATCTCCACTTTGTTAACTGCCATTTTGTTTGTTTTTAAAAGTTTACCAATTGATTTTAAATAAAGGTCCGTTGTTTGCTACAATTATCTCATTAGTCTTATTAAAGACATCATTACAATCCCATGTGCCTCCACTGTATACAGCAGATGCAGGATGTGATGCTTTAAGAATATAATGATTTTGACCAAGTACGGACTCTAGTTCTTGAGCCTTAGCTCCTAATAGAATAAATATGACACCTGAGTTAGTTAGGTTTATCATATCTAATACATACATAATAAAGTCATGCCATATATCATAGTGACTACCCACTTTATCAATTTGACAAGTGAGAGCAGTATTAAGTAATAGCACACCTTGTTTAGCCCAACGGGTTAAATCTGGTTCTTGATGAGAAGGCCATTCTTGAAATACAGTACGTTCTATTTCTTGAAATATGAACTTTAAACTGGGTTGTGGTTTACCAGTACGGCTACAGCTAAAAGCTATACCATCTGCTACATTCATGTGAGGATATGGGTCTTGTCCAATTATTACAACCTTAAGGTCTTTTTCTGGACATTCTTCAAATGCTTTAAATACGTCTTTTAATGGAGGTGTAAATCGTCTACCCTGCTCTCTTTCTATATAAAGTGTTTCTAATATGGCATCAAAATCACTGGATTGTATAAATCCACGTAGTTTTGTTGCCCAGCCTGAAGGAGTAAGCTTTTCTATAAGCTTACATTTTATTTCTTCTAAGTTTACGGTTTGTGTCATAAAGTTTTATATTTTTGTAAAGCAAAATGCTATTAATCTGTAAAGTAAAACTATAATTATATGTCAAACATTAAGATGATCAAGAAGGATGCTGCAATCCAAATAACCGTTGGTTCTGGTTTTATGCAGAAAATACAAGCAGTTGTGCTGTATTTAGTAAGTGATAGAACTGATGAAGAACTTGCTGAATTTCAGAGACAAGCTGTTGCAAAAGAAGAACTTACATTAGATTGGATGGAACATCTATCTACTATGATGCTTTTAATGAATGAAATAGAAACTAAAGCTGAAGAGCAAGGTTTTACTTATGATGCAGATGTTACGCAACTGGACAGCTAACACTGATTCCAATATCTATAGCTGCTTGTATAGCAAGTGATAATTCTTCTCTAGAACATTCACCAAAGCTTTTAGCTAAGAAATATTCTTTACCAGCAACTTCTCTAGATAAACATAAGCCAGCTTTATCTTTTACTAATAGCTTCATATCTTCAAATGGCTCACCTATATGCAGTGCAAGTTCTCTTATCATTGCATGTAGTTTAGCCAATTGAGGAAGTGTACCGTCATCTTGTTGCACCTCAAAGAAAAACTCTACTATAGTGTTATCAGGTACTTCTGATACAAAAACTTCATGTTGTTTAGAAACAGCTAAGCTAGAAAATTCTAGCCTGCCGTTTCTTTTAATAAACTTCCCATTAAGTGGTTTATAATTCATTTGATAATGTATTTACGTCAAAATATTTAATTTTTCTAGGATCTAAATCTCTAAGAGCCTCTGCTAACCATCTTTCATCTACAGTATCTTGATAACAAAGAATATGTACATAAGCTGTATCGTTAGGATTAAGTCTCAGTAGACGTCCTAGTCTTTGACTAGATTTACGCTCGTTACCATATGCATGCATAATGATACCAGCTCTAAGATTGGGTATATTAATACCTTCACTAAGCTGAAGTACACATGATAGCTCAGATATAGTTCCATCTTTAAAATTCTGTAGATTTTCTTCTGACTCTGGATTATTAGAATGATAAGATTGTTTACAGATTCTATCAGATTGGTCTTGTGTATTACAAAATACAATACATTTGTCTTCTATATCATTAAGTAGCTTTTTTACATACGTTTCTTTAGTTCTAAAGTCCATAAGAACTCGCATTCTCATTACAGAAGCAATCTGCTCTTGTTTTTTACTTTGAGCTTGACCTATACGTTTTGTCCAATACTCATAGTTTTTACGTTCTGATGTATAAAACTCCATGCCATTACTCTTTATTTTAACAGGGATACTATTTATATTAGAAAGAGGCATCTTGTGTACTAATATTCTATAATCATTTAGAATATCATCACTTACAGCATCATCAGTAATATACTTGTATAACATAGGACAGTATGTACTTACTAATTTACCTTTATCTGTATTACTGTGCCTGGGAGGCGTACCGGTTAGGCCCAGTATTCTACCAGTAAAAGGTTTTAGAAATACTATATGAGAGTTAAGTAGGCTATGACATTCGTCTAGTACAACTACATCATACTCATGTGGATTCTTTTTATGTAAAGAGAGGTAACTTGTAAAATCTATATTAGCTCCTGATATACCAAACTTTATCCCATCATCTATCCATGAGTCAAATATAGATAGCTTAGGTGCTACTACTAACACTCTAAGATTTATATTAGTTTCTCTTAGTTTATCTATATACTGCAAACCAATTAAGGTTTTACCAACACCCATAGAAATAGCTAAACCACAACGTTTGTTTGTAATAGCTATTTCTAAGGCTTCATGTTGGATTTCTTCTCTTTTAGACATTCATCTCGTATTCTACGTTACAAAAGTTAGCACATAGTGTAATGATTCTTAAATGTGCAAGACATTCTTTATCAGCCCTACTAATAGCTTCTTTTAAGTTATTAGTTACTATTGCATCTACAAAGCTACCACCTTGTAATACACCATCTTTAGTTAACATTGTAGATATCATTACATCTAAAACGTGTTCAGATACAGTTTCTCCATATCTGTCTGCAAAATGAGCTGCTGCCATCTTGTATTTGTTTCTCGTTTCTTCCCAAGTATTTTCCATATTATAATCTTGTTTCTGATAAATTTAGTTCTTTAGCTTCTTTAGGATGAAGCTCTATCCATGTGTGACAAGGTCTGCATACAGGTAACCATGTAGCAATACGTAAATGGTTTTCACCCCTACCTGCTTTATGATGTACTTCTGTTGCTGCACCTGCACAACCAACTAAGTTGGCTTTACAATGAGGATTCACTGTAAGGTATGCTGTACGTATTTTTGAATACTGATCTACAGTTTCTTTCATCTTTTTAGAGATGGGAGCTATAGACTTTGGCTTCTCAATACTATACCAGCATTCTTTACAATATTTTTCCTTACCATGAGACTTCCATATGTGTTTCATCTGGTTACAACCAGCACACTGTTTAAGTTTCGCTTGTATCATCTTCTTTATTTAAAGCTGTAACTGTTGAATGAATCTTACGTTTTAATACATAGCTATCTGTAACAGGTTTTCCTAAAATACTAATTGGTTGTGAGATTTTAGATACTTCAATTGTAGAACCGGTGTCTAGAGTACGCTCTAAAAGCAAACGGTCTAGTTCATTCTCTGGAATAAGCACAAGCTGTGCTGTACCATTAATAATAAATGTATACTGCATAATTTAAGTTAATTTAAAAAAGTTATAGGGTAATAGTCTAGATTCTACTAGTTTCTCAGCTATAAGTTTTTCACTTCTAACACCCAGATCTCTAAGACTTAATGGGCATTCTAAGTTTTTATCATAAAACTCATTCTCTAAAAGAAATTTAGTAAAGGGTGAATTAGGAAATAGTGTAGCAAAGAAGTGATCTACTTGTTTACCAATAATTTCTTGTTTCCACATGTTTAACATTTTTTGTACTCTTGTGTATAATACAATCACATGTCTCTTCTTTTCTACAGGCATAACTTTAATCTCTGCTGCAGTGTAAAAGTTTAAACCATACATAGCTTCATAAAATAGCTTTTCTTGTGTAGGGTTAAATCCTGGTTGTTCAATCTTTTGATACTTTACAGTACCATAAAGCTGAATTTGTTTAACAGCTATAGACTCATACTTAACGAATCTATGCTTGTTAACATCTCCAAAAGACACAACTATGCCTTTAGAGTTAGCGGATATTGTTTTGTTTGGGTTATACATAACGTAGTATGGTTTGAATGGATGTGTAAATATAGGAGAGCTCATATTTGAGCCCTCCTAGTTAATTATTACAACGTAGCTTCTTGTTCTGCTACTAATTTTCTACCTAAATCCCTAAGAGTGTTACTCTTAAGTGAAGTTATCTCTTTTTGTGCAATTTGTACCTCACGTATTTCAACAGTATTATCATGAGTTATTAAGTCATCATAAGCCTCTTGATTAGACGTATAGAATGTTTGACGATAGATAGGTTGATCATCAATTGTACATACAACACCTGTAGCACCAGCAATCTTTAGATCACGATCTGGATTTTCTGGGTTAAATGCTGTTAAAGACTCTCTTACAATAATCTTACCTGAAAGCTCATGGCCTTCTACAAACCCAGCTTCTGCCAAGTCTTCTACTTTACCCTTAATTAATGCTGAGCGTTTTACTGGCTTTAACCAACCAGCTTCACTAATTTGTGTTACTGATTGCTCAACACGTACATAACCGTACTCTGGATTGTTTTGGGATACCCCAATTACGTTACCGTTAATATCAGCGGCAACTCTTACTTTACTGTGTTTCATGTGAACGTTGTTTTAAAATAAATAAAAAAACCCCTGAGATAATCTCAAGGGTTGTGTCTTAATCGTAATAAATGTATAAACTAATCCTCTTCAGGTTTATAGTCTATATCAGTGTAGCTGATTTTTTCTTCTTTAGATATATTAGTTAGATCTGGAATTACTTCTGGAGTATCTTCTTCTACACTTGGTCTTGAACTTTTATGTATAACTGACCCAAACCATGGGTCTTCAACATTGTCTCCAAAGTTGTAAGCTATCAAATATTCAAGCTCATCATCCGTCATCTGAAAGAATTGCTCTGTACTTATTTCTATTACCCTTCCATTGGGTAGCTGATAAAGCATTTTTATGCGTAGTTAGTATGATATAAAACTAAGTAATATAGTACAACTAGCAAACGATATATATAGAATCTATGGATAATAGAGCTATAAGTTAGGCTTCTTTAGATTTTTTATTCTGATGATAGAGCTTTTTCTTCCAATAAGCATTAGTCTTGTTGATTATGTCTTGTTTTTCATCAATCCTATCATTCAAGACTTCTATCTCGTTTTCTAACTTTTTAACTTTCTTATAGTTAGTAAGTAAACTCTGAATCCATTTTATCATAATATTGATTATGCGTTATTAAATTAATTAATCTGTGAATTTTTTATATAATCCACTAAATCTACCTTCAGTTGAAGCAAATGCTTTACTTAATTCAGGTAGTTTTAAGAGATCTACTTTTTCTATTAAGTCTCCGTTGGGTGCTATAGACATTCTTACTATCTCATATACATGACTTTCTAAATTAGTCTTTGTATCTATAGTGATAATTAGTATCTCTTTCTTAATAGGTAGATCTTTATAGTTATCTATATCAGGATTATAATCATCCTTATGTGCTTCACGCATCCATGCCTCTGATGCCCAAGTTACGGCTTGAATATTAAATCTATCTTTTAATTTCTTAGATAGTTCCGGTATCATCTTATCTACAAACAATTGTTTACCTTCATCTGAGTTAACAATTTGTTCTGGTAAAGGTATATGTACTATAGAAGAAGATAAATCTTTTTTCTCTTCACCTATAATACTAATTGTAGCAGAAAAGTTTCCATTTTTAAGTAGCATACTTTTGATATCATCTAGATATGCATCCTTCATTTCTATAAATTGAGTATCTGTCATAATAGATTATTTAATCCCACCATTCGGCAGAACGTCTTTTAAGAATTTCATAAATAAGTTCATCACATCTTTGTTGACGTATATGTCCCATGTATAAAGAAAGAGTTTCTTTATCATCAATATTTCTGTATTTACCATACTTTTTTAAAGCAGCTCGTTTAGCAGTTGGATATTTTGATATATACTCATCTAAATTTTCAGATTCTACATCTCCAAATATATCTGGACCAAGAACTATATAGTTATAACGTTCCATATCATAGTAATCTTCATGCTTTCTTTCTATAAGATTGAGAACCACTGTCATCCAATAGTTATCTCTATCAACATTAGTATGTCTATTAGCTTTTACTAAATAAGCACGTTGATGCTCTATTTTCTTTTGTAAGATCTTAGTAATATAATAATCATCCCAATCTTTGTCTTTAAATAAAGTAGGCATCCATCTTATAATATTCCATATACCATGAAAGAAGTTTTTTACACGCCAATGTATAAGTCTAAGTAACTTATGATCTAATCTTTTGTACTCCCATGCTGTACCTTTAGGTATAGGTAGTTTAGTATACTGTTTCATCATCTAAGTGTTTAGCTATTTCTAATAAAGATTTTACATGAGATTTATCTAAGATAAATTCATCCCATGCTCCATATCTAGATGTAAATCCAAATATGTATTTAATTGCATACTTAACACGGTACAAAAAAGACCGTCTTACTAGATGTACGTGAACAAATGCTTCTGGAGGAAACATATCTCCACCTTTATCTAAATGTATAATCATTTGATGCTCTGAGCTATAACAGCTACAGAGTAATAGAATATGTTTATCTTCCATTTTATTTACTTTTAGGTTTCCAAGCGTTCATAGCTCTATCACCATTTGCAATTACGCAATTTCTGCATAATACACTTATCCAATTAGATGTTACACCGAGATCTTCTTCAGATCCACAGTCTTGACAAGTGTTATCACACATATATTCAGCCATTTCTATCATACCTTCTATGATCTCATCATGACTATCAGCATAAAAACGTAGTCCTCCAAACTTTTCTTTCATTTGGGTACACTTAACTTGCATAGATTTTATAGGTCCATCTTTTGTATATGTAGTGTTATGATCTATATATGATTGCATACAACCACATAGTTTATCTATAATTGGTAACCAGCCATCTGGTACACCATGCCAATTAATTCCATTAGGATTACCTTGGTAATCTTCAAATATCTTAGGATACTTGTTAATAATATCTTCTGTTTTCATAATCTAGTTTTAAAATAGAGGATAGACGTTATATCTATCCTCTATGGTTCGTTAATTACTTTTTCGGGGCACCATTGGAACGATTTACCGTCTGTTTATAAGTGCGTTCTGCTACACGTAACGTATAAGTAGCTTCCATACATGGAGATTTCATTAACTGCTCCCAAATGTCCGGTTTTATAATGGCTCCACATAACTTGTTACATGGGACATTTCACGTGGCCGGTCTTATTGCCACTGACTTCAATTTGGTAATGTCTTAAAAAAGGGTCTATCCAAGGGTTCCATAGTTCTTATGGGTCTAGTGCTGTTCTGATCGACTGTTACTAGGTATGACCACTCTTAGTTTGCAACCACTGAGTGACGGAACCGCTCAACTTGATACTGCCCTGACTAATTTAGTTAATACGCTATATAGCTCCTCAGATCAGACCCTTTAATTAAATAGCTACTATACCAAGCCAATGCTGGCCGATGGCCAATGACTTACATGACGTTAATACAATCAGCTAATATCAATATATAGTCAAGACAGGACTTGAACCTGCATTTCTATGCAATATTGCACCGCTGTTACCAATTACAGCCACCTGACTATATTATTTTAATATAATAGTTTTTCTAGTGTTACCCTTACCCATAAAGAGTCTATCTATAATTCCCATAGATACAAGAGTATCTATGCTTCTCTTTATAGATGACGGACTTGTTCCACATTCATCTGCCATGCGGTATACACTTACAATAAGTTCATTAGTTTGACTACCAGCAAACGTACATAGATATGCGTACAAGCCCTTGTCTTTCAAAGATAACTCTGGGTTTCTCATCACTTCATTAGAGACTTGACCAAAGCCTTTTTGTAAACGTGGATTTGTGCTTTTCATGCATCATGTATTGTGTGTGGTTTATGACTGTTGTTATACAAATATAGTAGAAAAAATGTAGAGGAGGCCAAAGACCTTCCTCTACAAACTACTAACTAACCCTAATCAAAGATAGTCCTTCAAGAAATCATCTACATTAAAGTCACTGTCTGGTCGACTGCTTAACTTTTTAGATACTAGTTTTAAGTATGTATCAAAGTTATAAAGTGAACTTTTAACAATAGATATTCTCTTAATGGTTGTATTAACCGTAATGTTATCTATTTCATCATCTTCTTTACTATTATTTTCTTCGTCTTCTTGTTTTTCTTTAAGATCCATCATCAAGTTAATAATACTTAACTTAATTTTATCTTCTTTAGACTGAGACGATGAATTTAAATACTTATATCTACTATATGCTTCCATAGCCATACGCTGATGACCATAAAAGGTAAGTAAAGTGTATTCATATTCTAATGGATCGTTGATCATTTTAAGACAACGTTGTAGGTCACCTGTAACGGTAGACATGTCTTTAGGAGCATCATCTTCATCTTCAAACAACTCAGCTCTTTGTAGAGCATTTGAGAAAGCTGCAAAGAAAATACGCTCACGACATTTAGTTCTAATATAACCAGGAATATTCATAGCTTCATGAAATTCATCCCTGTTATGATCAAAGTCTCTTTCTTTTAGTAACATAGCTTTAGTTTTAAAAGAGAGAGGCTATTTCTAACCTCTCTATATTGGTTTAGTTAAACTTTTTAAACTTTAATACCAAACTAGTTACTCCTTTGTCATTACGTAACTCAAAAGAATTAATTGGAATGATAAACTCACCATGTTTAATGATGTTAGTTGTATTAACTACAGATTTATCAGTAGTTACTTTTACATCATTACTAACTTTCTTAGTATATCTTCTCTTAACTCTTCCAAGGTCTTTGTAGATAACCTTTTGATTACGTACATATTTATGTACGGAATTAGTTGTTCTAGACAATTCTGCAGCTAATCCTTTAGCTACATTATAGTCAAACCTTAAATTACCATTGATATATGGCATTAGTTTACTGATTTCTTCATTAGTGAAGAATTTACCTGGTTTTTGGATAGTACCCATTTTTGTTTATTTTATGATTGATTAATGATTAAGAATCTTGTCTGCAATATAAGTGATAAACTCTTCTGCAGTTTTTGTATCATCAGACATATAATCTTCTATTAAGATCATGTCTTTGATACTATCTACCGATAATGAAGCATGGTAGTTAACAGATACATGAGGCTCTGAATGATAAGCAGACACACCTACATCAGATATCTTTGTAGAGAATTTATCCTCTATTTCTTTTCTGATAAGCTGTCTTTTTTCTTCAAGCTCATTGATCTTAGCAATGGTTAATAATAACTCTTTATAGAGTTTAGAGGATTGCACTTTAGTTATAAGGATTTCAGAACTTCCTTTGTGACGAGCTACTAATTCAGCTCTCACTTTCTCTGCTAACGCTTTAGCAATTGTTGGTGTCAGTTTTTTCTGTGACATATGTTTGTTTTTAAATGATTAAGCTTGTTCTATAAGAGGTAATAATTCTTTCACAGCTTGCTGATATGAATCAGCCCAGATCTTGTAGCCTTTAACAATCCACATAGATTTACCTGTTGTGGTGTTGATCTCATCTGGTGCAGGATCTAATTTATTCATTGACATCCAACCATTACTGTTAGGAGCACTACGCTCATTAACATCAACATATGATGCAACTAAAGGTTTTCTATCAGATTCACTATAACCAGCACTGTCATATTCAGGTTCATCACCCATACAATATGCATTAGGAGCTTCACCCCATACAGATTCGTCATTAAGGATAGCTACTGGTAGCCATACAAAACCTGACTGTACACCATTAGGTGTTGGCGTCACTATGTTATTCTTTATAAGGAAGTCTAACATACCCTCATTCTCTGAGTAGTCTTTGATTAGCACTTCATCATCAGCTAAAAGAACATGATCTATGTTCACTGTAGCTGTTGCATAAGGATAACCTTCGTTTGTATCATCTAAATATATAGCTGTACGCCCATTGGCATACTTACCTAGTTTTATAGTTACACTGTAAGTCTGCTCGTGAGCAGTTAATTTGAATACTTTCATGTTTAATGAATTAAAGGATTAATAATTATATAGATGTACCCCCTTTGATGTGATCTCCAGGGCTAACCATCCATACATAAGTTTAATATTGTTCTATTTGAGGGAAATACTTTATAAAACTGATCCACCATGTAGTGAGCAGTGCCATTAGTGCTATCAGACAAGTATAGAATACTGTCCACTTGATTATGTATAAGATTATATATCTTCTTTTCATAATATTAGTCGCACCAGCTTCTACTACATGTTGGACAAGAGATGATATGTGTAGAGGAAGAGATTTTAAATGCTTCTTCTTCTCCATGTTTCTCTATTAGCATCTCAGACAATGTCTGAAGCTTACCGTACCTGTCATCTCTAACCCAACCATATGTATGGTTACAATTAGAAGATGCAAAGAAAGGAACCTTGTTAGTGTCACAATAGATTCTTTGATTATCGTAATGAATATTATCCATTTGAGTTTTATTTAGATGGTTAGAAATATGTAGGTTTTGTGCTTCAACCTACAAAGCCTCTGATCAATGAAGTAGACCAGATAAACTCCTGTTTTCAAACTGTTTGTTAAGCTACAAGCACATATATTCAGGAGTATGTTTAGTATACTTACTGTCTATACGTGCATGCATAATCGAGGCTAGCTTGTTATTAAGTAGCTCTCTGTACATGTTATGTACTATGTAATCAGTAGTGGCCCAACTAATAGCAACACAGTTATTTTTATGGTTGCTAATAATTATAGGGTGGTTGTCAGCCATACTAATAAACATAAAGTCAAACTCACTGTAGTCTGCTTTAACTCGGATTTTAGCACTGTAAACCGTAATTGTCCCAATACTAAATACCTTGTAGCCATAAGGCTGTGTAATTGTATTACGCATAACGAATTATTTTTAAATGATTAGAGGTTATAATTGTTTAATGAGGTCATATTTGACCCCTCCTTAACATAGTAGTAAGAGTTAACTATATAGTAGTATGTTAATGGGGTCATAAATGACCTCACTTAACTAAAGCCATATAAGCGTCAATACAACCATGATAGCTGAAAGGATGACCACTGAGTAGGAAGTACGTAAAAGCCTCCGCTTGTGGTCACGTTGGTACCTAGAATCGGAAGGTCTAGTATGTGTCTCTAGTGTAAAACCTATAAAGCTTATAAGTATACCAGAGAACAAGCCTAAGACAAAATCTCTATCTTGATAATCACCTGGATTAAACATGATGTAGAGAGTAAAGAACATTAAGCATACACCTAATGCTGTGAAGAAGTATGAAAGGTTTTTCATAATGTTTTGTATGAGATTGTTAAGAGATGATTAATTATAGCTATCTTATCCGCACTCGGAAGTGTGGTTTATGGCTAATGGAAAAGATGAAGAAAGTGAGTGACAGTTGCCTACCACTCACTTACACACACACAACTAGTTAAGTATTAACGAGTTAGTATGTGACAACAACTAACACTTTGGACATATATCCAGAGTATAGCTTGGCCAGTACTAGCTTTAGGTTAGTAAAGCGTAGTTTAATGTATTCATACCAATTACGGAACATGTCCCAGGTATGGAATACAAGAGTCTTAGATCTAATCATAGAACGTAAGTTTAGGGATGGGTGAATAATTAACCGTGTCAGACCAACAACAGCTGTTCTAACAAAATAACAAGCCGACAAACTGCCGGCCTGTTATTAATGTACTAGAGACTGAACTGTGTCTCTAATGGACTACCTTCTGTAGACGTATTAACTAAGCATGCATCGTCTAAGATTCCGTCTGGAATTAAGAATGCCATATGGCCTTTAGGGTCAATGCTTTGTTGGCAACGATAGAAGGTTGTGTCGTCACCAAGGACGCTGATTTTGTCAGACTTAGAATTTAGAACGATGTCTAGTTTAGTAAGTCCTGCTACTTTCTTGAAAGCGGCTACTGAAAGAAATGTGATCTTGCTCATGGTTTTAGAGTTTAAAGATTTAAATTAATAATACTGCTGGAAGTAAGGGGGTATGCGGCAGCTTCAGGAAGGGGTGGAGTTATTTAACGGGGTGGCACTTACAATCTCTAATATAAACTGTATGGTTAGGCGGGGGGTAAATTTGGTGGGTGAAAAAAAAATAAAATTTGCTAAGTTGGTTTTTTATAATTAAATTTGTTAAGTTTAAACCTAATAAGTATATTATACTATAAACCAAGATTATATGATACATGTTTGTAACATCCACTGTCACGCATTAGATATTGAAAAAGTGGAGCTTATGGGTATAGAGGACAAGGGTCAGTGGATGTCCTTTGCATTCCATCTAGATGTAGTGATTGCTTGTAAGCTCACTTCCCTAGAAGAGGACTCCTTAGTGTTTAACTGTACCACCATCTTCACAGAGCCTGGGGATACGTACATTATAGACACACCGTACCCGGAGTTTTTAAAACTATTTGTTGATTATCATGAACAACCTACAGTGTCTCATCCTCCTAAAGAACAAAAGGATGGGGATGAGTTAGATTTTTAAACCAATAAAAAAACCAAAATGAAAAAAGAACAAAACACAGAACAGGAAGAACAGAAGGTTCCTACCAAAGAAGAGATCATTGCTTTTATTAAAGAGCAGATTGAAGTGAAAACTGTGCAGCTAGAGTTGCAGGAGTTAAACACTGGATTAGCTAGTGCAAGAGCAGAAGAGCTTAAGGCTTTAGCTTTTATTGCACAGATGACCCAACAAGGGGGAGCTAAACCAGAAGGCACCCCTCACACTATTACACAAGAAGATATGGATAATAATCCAGAACTTGTAGAAGAGGGTATTAAGGTGGGAGACGAAGTGATTATTCCTTCTATGCCTCCTACAGAAAAAAGATCTTTAAAGAAAGACAAATAAATTAATATGGTTGTTGCCTATAAGCTTAAGGACTACTCATCATCATTTATTTTTGAACGAGAGCATCCGAAAGAGTTACGATGGGATAATAAGTACAAGTTGTACATGCTGACAGAACATGAAACATGTCAAGGGATATGGTTCTATGATAAGTCAGTGTTATTTGGAGAGATTATTACATCATGGCAGAGTGGCAACGTATTACATATAGATAGTTTCACTGTGCTTCCTAGCCATAGGGAAAAAGGATTGGGATATGCAATAATCCATTCCCTTATGGATTGGGCACAGGAAATGGGTTATGAGTTTATTACAGGAGAAGCTCGTGAAGGAGCTAGTTGGCATATATTCAAAAACCTAGGAGCTGAGTCTATTCTTTCTTATAAGGATTGGAACAAAACAAAAGAAAATTACACGAGTTTTAAAATCACATTATAATGGCACTAGTTAATCAGGTGGATAAAAGAGTGAAGATGACCACTTGGCAGATTGTCAAGTATCAGATACTCACACATTGTTATCTTTTTGAGATACCAGTTAGTGAAGCAGATTTAAACTGTCTCACTCTATTGGCTATTGAAGGAGATCAAGAACTAACACATTTCTGTAACAAAGCATATGATAAGAAAATCTTTTCTAGCACACAGTCTGTACGTAACTGTCTCACTAAAGCTGAAAGGAAAGGATTGATTGTAAAAGAAGGAAAGAATAAGAAAAAGATTTCTATTAATTCTAGTCTTAAACTACATGCTCAAGGAAATATTTTGTTAGACTATAAATTTTTAAGCGTTGAAGCCTAAAAAGTATAAAGACATACTTCCTATTGTAGCTGAAGAGCTGCACTTGTCGCAACAGATGGTGACAGATGTCACATCGTTCTATTGGCAAGAGATAAGAAAAAGTCTATCAAGCTTAAAACATAGTAGAATACATATTACCAATCTTGGAGACTTTACAATAAAGCATTGGAAGTTAGATGATAAGATTGATAAGTTAGAAAAGTTTAAAGACAACTTTAGACAAAAAGGATTACAAGAAATTGTAACCAGGTTTAGAACAGATGAGACACTCTTTGATTTAAAAGCAATTAAAGCTTTGATGGATGAAGAGAAACAAAGGAAAGATTTTATTAAGTTACATAAAACCAAAACTGATGAGTCTAAAAGAGAACATAATACAAATTTGGAAAGCAAAGGGACAGATCCTGGAGGGAATAACTAACTCCATCTTTAAGAGAGAGGATGTAGAGGAGATTGCTAAACGTAGAATGGATATATGCTTCTTCTGTGATCTATATACAGAAGATGATAAAGGATGTTTAGTTCCTGGTACAGGTCCATGTTGCAATCAAGAACTTAGTGGATGCGGATGTAGTTTAAGTTTTAAAACTAGATCTCTATCTTCAGATTGCCCAAAGGGACATTGGAAGGCTGAGGTGACACAAGAAGAAGAAGATTTAATTAATCAGAAGTTAGGAATATAAACAACAAACATATGAGCATTATAACATTCACACCACATGACCACAAGTATACAAGTATAGATAAACAAGAAGATATCAAATGGGTATCTGTAACATCGTTTATTGGTAACTTTAAACAACCATTTGACGCAGATAAGATTGCTCTAAAAACATCTAAGTCTAAGAAGTCTAAATGGTATGGTATGACGCCAGAAGAAATAAAACTTGCATGGTCTAATGAAGCATTACGTGCTACAACATTAGGTACATGGTATCACAATTGCAGAGAATCAGATATATGTTCATTAGAAACAATAGAAAGACATGGTAACACTGTTCCTATTTTTAGGCCGATTGAGACTGACGGTATTAAAGTTTCTCCAAACCAGAAGCTCACAGATGGTGTATATCCTGAGCACATGGTTTACCTAAAATCTGCCGGATTATGTGGTCAGTCAGATCTTGTTGAGGTGATTAGTGGAGAAGTTCATATTACAGACTATAAGACTAACAAAGAAATTAAGACAGAAGGATTCACTAACTGGGAGGGTGTTACAACTAAGATGAACTCTCCTGTTAGTCATCTTGATGATTGTAATGTAAACCACTATGCATTACAATTAAGTTTGTATATGTATATTATACTGAAACATAATCCAAAACTAAAGCCAGGAATACTAACTATACATCATATTCTATTTGAAGAAGTGGGTAAAGATAAGTTTGGTAATCCCATCACCGCTCTTGATACAAATGGTGATCCTATAGTTAAAGATATTATTCAGTATGATCTACCATATTTGAAAGCAGAAGTTATATCTTTACTACATTGGTTAGAAGATAATAGAGACAATTTAAAACAAAAACATTAATGATAAGATTATTTGATATACAAAATGGTAAGGTGGTTCCAAGTGAGCATTGTTACACATTAAAGTTTTTAAAAGATATAATGGATGAGTATGGTGATGAATCTGTAAAGGTGTTTACATATTTGTTCTATATGACATGTCCTAATCCAGATTTAAATCCTTTTTTTGATGTACCGGAAATGGACAAAGAAGAAATCATTATATCAGAAGTAGACGGGGATTTTTCTACAGAAGATGATCTTATAGTGAATGGGTTAAAGATGTGTAAGAAAATGTATGAGACCCCCACCTATAGAGCATACCAGGGTATTAAGATTGCACTAGATAATATGGCTGGGTTTATGGCTACAGAAAAAGTGACATCTGGTAGAGATGGATCTGCTACAGCTATTCTTAGAATAGCAGAAAGATTTGATGCTGTTAGACAAAGCTTTAAAGGAGTGTATAGAGATTTGTTAGAAGAACAACAATCACAAGTTAGAGGAGGACAGAATCTAGCTTATGATCAATAGAACATTGTAGAGTGGCGAAATTGGGTTGTCTCAGTTATGACCCTGGCATACGCACCCACCTGTCTCGTGGGCGGTGACAAAGAAATAGATTGATGATATGGGGTAGACCACCAGCTTGCAAGCGTACTGTCATCAATTGAATCTCACCTTGGTGGTTCGAGTCCACCCTCTACAGCATATTAGGTTGACTGGAATGTATCCTTTAACTGTAGAAAGGGCGGATACCTAGAGGTTAGAAATGCCAGTCGTAAAAGCAGATGTCCACGCACCCATCTTCTGCTTTCCTAAAAATATTAAACTATAAAACTATGGCACAAGACGTTTACACAGATTATGAAATTAAAGAGTTTGCAGCAATTACCCCTCTATCAGATACTGATGGTTTTATGCATGATTGGGTTTTTCATTTTAATCCTTACAATAAACTATGGAATGCTATTCCGAGAGATTTGTATACCAAGTATTGGGACAATTGTGAACTGGATGGCGTATTACGTAGTAAAGATTTTAACACTCTTTTGCACTTATTACATAAGTCTAAAGGTGATGTAAATGAGATTCGTAATATAACCACTGTTGTTAATACTAAATAATGTTTAAAGAAATACCTACATACGAGAATGGCGTATGGGATGTAACTACATTCTATACAATGGAAGAGTTTAGGGACTTTCTTTTATCTATGTTTAAAGAGCCGGGTAAGTATAATTTTAATGAAACTAGTAAGATTTTTAATGAAGAAGGACGTAAGTTTCAAAAACAAGGATACTACTGTGCAGCACCAATAAAGAGTAAAGACTTTATTACATACTGGAATGATCAAAAGAATAAATGTCGTAACGGTGTAATTATTAAAGATGCTGGCACCTCTTGGTTTATAAGTAGAGACTATTACATGTGGTTAAACTTTCTTCCTATCTATGATAAAGAAGAAAAGAGGTTTGACTTTGCTAAGGTGAGAGATGCACAGTATCACATGGCTCTATATGAGCATTTAGCTGAATTACATTATAAGCATGCTATCATTCTAAAGAAGCGTCAGATAGCATCCTCATATTTTCATATGGCTAAACTAATCAACCAGTATTGGTTTGAAGAAGGAGCTGTATTAAAGATAGGAGCTAGTCTAAAGGATTACATTAATGAGAAAGGTTCATGGAAGTTTCTTGGTGAATACAAGAACTTCTTAAATGAACACACTGCATGGTATAGACCAGCAGAGCCAGACAAGGTGGGAGCTTGGCAGCAACAGATTAAAGTGAGAATGGGTGGTCGTGACACTTATAGAGGTTTGAAATCCACGATCAACTTATACTCCTTTGAGAAAGACCCGACACACGGTGTCGGTGGACCTGTCACCTATTTCTTTCATGAGGAAGCCGGTATTGCTCCAAAGATGGACGATACTTACGGGTTTATGAAACCAGCATTGAAGTCTGGTCACATGATTACGGGCCAGTTTATTGCAGCTGGATCTGTCGGTGATTTAGACCAGTGCGAGCCTATGAAAGAATACATCATGCATCCAGAAGAAAATGGATTTTATGCTGTAGAGTCTAATCTCATTGATAAAGATGGTACAATAGGAAAAACAGGTTTGTTTATTCCTGAACAATGGTCTATGCCTCCATACATAGATCAATGGGGTAACTCTAAAGTGGAAGAAGCTTTAGAAGCATTAGAAAAAGAGTTTGATAAGATGAAAAAGGATTTAGATCCGGCAGCTTATCAGTTGACAGTATCTCAGCAACCTCGTTGTATAGAAGAAGCATTTGCAACACGTAAGGTGAGCGTGTTTCCTCCACACTTAGTTGCTAAACAAATGCAACGTATACAAGATAAAGAATATCCCACTGAATATTTAGAACTATCTCGTAATGCTGAGGGTAAGATTGTAGACAAACCTTCCAGAAAGATTCCTATCATGGACTTTCCTGTGTCTAAGAAGACAGAAGATAAAGAAGGAGTATTGTGTATTTACGAAAGACCTCATAAAGATCCTACATTTGGGATGTACTATGCTTCTGTAGACCCTGTTAGTGAAGGAAAGACCACTACATCTGATTCACTATGTTCTATATATGTATATAAGAATCCAGTGGAGGTTATAAAGGATGATGGTAACGGATCTGTAAAGAACGAGATAGAACGTGACATGATTGTAGCATCATGGTGTGGACGTTTTGATGATCTTAACAAAACTCATGAAAGACTTGAGCTTCTTATAGAATGGTATAATGCCTGGACTATTGTAGAAAATAACGTAGCTTTGTTTATTCAGTACATGATTTCAAAAAGAAAGCAGAAGTACTTAGTTCCAAAAGATATGATCTTATTTTTAAAAGATATTGGTGCCAATAGAAATGTATTCCAAGAATATGGTTGGAAAAACGTAGGTACATTATTCAAAGGAAATGTACTATCTTATGGTATAGAGTTTACAAAAGAAGAGCTAGACTATGAGACTAAAGAAAATGGTGACATTGTAAAGACAATATATGGTGTTGAACGTATTCCTGATATTATGCTTCTAAAAGAGATGCAAGCATACAGAGATGGTCTAAACGTAGATAGATTAGTAGCTTTTTGTGCTCTTATAGCGTTTGCAAAGGTGCAACAGAGTAACAGAGGACTGACTAAACGTGTAGAAGTTACAAAAGAAAACTTGGATAACTCCCAGAAATTTAGTAAATTAAATTGGAGCCCCTTTAGACATATAGGTGGCTCTAAAGGTAATGGAGTTAATTCAAAAAGCCCACGTAATCCCTTTAAAAATATGAGATAATTATGGAAAATCAAGAACTTCATGCTCAAAAAGTAACTATTCTTTCTAGATTAATTAAAGAAAACTACCTAAGCCTTGAGGAAGCTTTGCTTCTTTTAAAGGATGAAGAGCCAAAACAACCGATGGATAAACCAGTACAATACTTAACTAGTAGTGGTACGGCTATTTTTCCTAATACAGGTAGTTCAATTACTAGAGGTATTAACTATCCTTCGTTTATCTCTACAACTGGCACATCTTTTATTAATACAGCTGTAGATAATTCAGCAGACTTAAATACTTAACTATCATGCAGATATACAATGCTCTAGATCTTAAATCTGGGAAAAAGGCGGATTATAATAAAATGGGTACACTTACCCAGCCTGTCCAGTTTATATCTGAAAAGGAAAAAGACGAAGAGTGGAGATCTTGGAACCTAGATTGGCTAGAGTTTCAAGGAATGAAACAGCTTAGACGTAATGCTCGTAGGCTGATGAAGAACTACAAGCTTGCTAAAGGTATTATTGACAAAGCTGATTATATTGTAGAAGAGGATAATGAGATGGCAGATCTTATTGACACACTTACAAAAGAAGATGAATCTGCTTTAGAACTTAAGTTTTATCCTATTATTCCTAACGTAATTAACGTATTATGTAATGAGTTTTCCAAAAGAAGCTCACGTATTATGTTTAAAGCTATGGATGACATCTCTCATAACGAGATGATGGAAGAAAAGCGTGGTATGGTGGAGAAAGTCTTGCTTGAAGATGCTGAAAGGAAGATGATGATGGAGATGATGGCTATGGGTATTGAGCTTGACTCTGAAGAAATGCAGAAAGCATTAGCTCCAGAAAGCTTACAACAACTTCCTGAGATTGAAGGATTCTTCCGTAAAGACTACAAGTCTATGATTGAGCAATGGGCTAGTCATCAGATGTCTGTAGACGAGGAAAGATTTAAACTACAAGAATTAGAAGAGCGTGGATTTAAAGACATGCTTATTACAGATAGAGAGTTCTGGCATTTTAAAATGAATGAAGATGACTATGAACTAGAACTTTGGAACCCACTTTTAACTTTTTATCATAAGTCTCCAGATGTTAGATACATCTCCCAAGGTAATTGGGTCGGTAAGATGGATATGATGTCCGTATCGGACGTTATTGACAAGTATGGATGGATGATGAACGAGGAACAAATGGAGTCCTTAGAAGCCATCTATCCGGTCCGTTCAGCAGGCTATGCTGTACAGGGTTACCAGAATGACGGTACTTATTATGATCCTACTAAATCTCATGATTGGAATACAGAAATGCCATCATTGGGGTATAGACAATATACTTCTTTATACGACACTAAGTTTGGTACAGGAGATATTGTAGAATGGATCTTATCAGACTCAGAAGACACTGTGGATTTTGGTAAGACTCATTTATTACGTGTTTCTACTATTTATTGGAAGAGCCAACGTAAGATAGGTCACTTAACTAAAATTACAGAAGAAGGAGAAATTATACAGGATATCATCACTGAAGAATATAAAGTGACAGATAAGCCTTTGTATAATACATCTATATACAAACAAAAGTCCAAAGATAACTTAATCTTTGGTGAACATATTGACTGGATTTGGATTAATGAAACATGGGGTGGAGTGAAGATTGGTCCTAATAGACCAGCGTTTTGGGGTATGAATAACCCAGGTGGCATCAATCCAATTTATTTGGGACTGAATGGTGGCAAACCAGGAAGAGTTCCGTTCCAGTTTAAAGGAGATGCAACATTATATGGCTGTAAACTACCAGTGGAAGGTTCTGTGTTCGGTGATCGTAATACCCGCAGTATTTCATTGGTAGATCTTATGAAACCATACCAGATAGGCTATAACATTGTAAATAACCAAATAGCAGACATCTTGGTTGATGAGCTTGGTACGGTTATTATGTTGGACCAGAACTCTTTGCCTCGTCACTCCATGGGAGAAGATTGGGGTAAAAATAATCTGGCCAAAGCCTATGTGGCTATGAAGAACTTCCAGATGTTGCCTTTAGATACGTCTATTACAAACACTGAGAATGCTCTTAACTTCCAACACTATCAAGTGTTGAACCTAGAACAAACTAACCGTTTACTTTCTCGTGTAAACTTAGCAAGTTATTTCAAGAACCAAGCTTTTGAGGTGATTGGTCTTAACCCACAACGTATGGGTCAAGCTATTGCACAACAAACAGCTACAGGTATTGAACAAGCTATGTCTGCTTCTTATGCACAGACAGAGCAGTATTTCATACAACACTCTGATAACCTAATGCCAAGAGTTCACCAAATGAGAACTGACTTGGCTCAGTATTATCATTCTAACAAACCTAGTGTACGTCTTCAGTATATCACTTCTAAAGATGAGAAGGTAAACTTTGAGATTAATGGCACTGAGTTGTTAATGAGAGACTTAAACATATTCTGCACCACTAAGACTAATTCTCGTGCTGTAATGGAGCAGCTTAAACAACTAGCTATTAACAATAATACCACTGGTGCTTCTATTTATGATCTAGGTAATGTTATTAAGTCTGAGTCTATTGCAGAACTTACTGGTGTTCTTAAGAATGCAGAACAAAAGGTACAGTCTCAGAAAGAATCTGAAATGCAGCAGCAACAAGAAATGCAGAAGCAGATGATTGAGTCTCAAGAGAAGCAGAAAGCAATGGATCTACAGTTTAGATCTGAACAAGCTGATATGGATAGACAAACACAGCTTACAGTGGCAGAGATTAGAGCAGCTGGCTATGGTGCCACTGTAGATATTAATCAAAACCAGGTGTCAGATTACCAAGATGCTTTAGAAGGTATTCGTCAGGAACAACGCTATCAAGATCAGATGAACTTAAAGCGTGAATCTGAGATGACTAAGAAAGAACAGGGTAATCAGAAACTACAGATTGAGCGTGAATCATTACAAGCTAGAAAAGAAATAGCAGACAAACAGTTACAAGTTGCTAAAGAAAATAAAAATAAATATGATGTCTCTAAATCTTCTGATAAAAAGACAAAATAGTTATAGCTCTATTATCCACACCTTAGATAAAAATATTACAGGATAAGTAAATTTTTAAGATTTAAGTTGTATATTAATTATGTAGAGATACACAAAAAAACCAAACAAAATGACTGATACTCAAACCAATGTACAGACATCTGTACAACAAGTGGATCTTGATATTGACAGTTGGTTAGGAGCACCTGGTGCAGACAGCATCGTTACTCCTAGCACTGAAGATAAAAAAGACCAAAAACCCAACATCTTTAGTCAAGGAAAGTTTGATACAAGCTTTCTAGATGAAGAAGATAACACTGATAAAGATGAAAATGCAGATGGAAAGCCAAAAGATCCTGATGCAGCTAAAAACTTTATTAATGACCTTGTGAATGTAGATGATAATGATGATCAGGATGCTGATCAACCATCTAAATCTAAAGGTGGAAGACCTAAGACAGAAAAGTCTGGCTTAGTAGAGTTTCTTAAAAAACGAATAGAGTCAAAAGAGATGTTTGCTTTTGATGACTATGATGAGGGTAACCAGTCTCTTGAAGAGTACTTAGGTGGTCTTGGAGAGAAAGATGTTGAGGAGCTATGGCAAGCCAACATTGATAACTTAAAACAAGAAGTTGCTGCTAAGACACCCCAAGAGTTTTTTGAGTCACTACCAGAAGAGTTGCAATATGCAGCTAAGTATGTGGCAGATGGAGGACAAGATTTAAAAGGTCTTTTCCAAGCTCTAGCACAAGTTGAGCAAGTTCGTCAGCTTGACCCTACTAAAGAGAACGATCAGGAAGGTATTGTAAGATCTTATTTACAAGCCACCGGATTTGGTAACGAAGAGGAGATTGATGAAGAACTAACTACTTGGAAAGATCTAGGAGTACTAGAGAAAAAAGCCAAGCAGTTTAAGCCAAAGTTGGATCAGATGCAAGAAGAGTTTGTACAATCTCAGATTGTTGAACAAGAAAGCAGAAAGATTCAGCAGGAACAAGCAGCAGACACTTACATGAAAAGTGTATTTGAAGCTCTTAGACCGGCAGAGATCAACGGACTTAAGTTGGATAAGAAAACTCAGGCTCAGTTATATAGTGGACTAGTTCAACCAAACTATCCTTCTATTAGTGGAAGACCAACTAACCAGTTGGGTCATCTTTTAGAGAAGTATCAGTTTGTAGAACCTAACTACCCATTGATTGCTGAAGCACTTTGGTTACTATCTAATCCTGAAGAATACCGTCAGACTCTTGTAAAACAAGGGAAGAACCAAGCGGTAGAACAAACAGTGAGACAATTGAAGACTGAACAAAGTCGTAAGAATGTTTCTACTTATCAGGAAGAAGATGAAACTAGATCTAGAAAGATTGCTAGACCTACAAACATATTTAAACGCTAATTTACTTAAACTATTTATTATTAACCCTTTAAATTTAAAAGCCTCATGGCAACTCCAGTTTTGAACAATGGTATATTTCTACGAGATACCAGCTACCAGACTAGCTCGCACGTAGACAGCTACCACCTTTCAAACTTGCTAAAGTCAGCTGAACCTACAGATTTAGGTCCAGTAGATTTATGGGCTATGGCACAAAAAGTAGAAATGCCTTTGTACCAAATGTCCAGCTTTGGCGGTAAGAACGTTATCTCAGTAGATAATGCACGTGGTGAGTACAAGTGGCAGATTCCAGTAACGCAGGATCTCCCATACATTACAGAAGATATTGAATCAGCAAATGCCACTAAAGGTATTGATGGTCAAGCTTTCAAGATTAAAATTAACAAGCGTTCTTTTGGTCATGGTGATATCATCACTTATGACAAGTACAATGGTGTGGAAATGTACATCACAGCTGACGATATTATCCCAGCAGGTGACGGTTTCATTTACACTGTTCAGTTGGTAAACAACGACAACGCTAAGTATTTGGATAACAAATATCTTAAAGTTGGTACTAAGGTGTTCCGTAAAGGATCTGCTCGTGGTGAATACGGTGAGCGTTTCTCTGATATCGGTAACATCAATGCAGGTTTCCGTGAATTTTACAACTACGTAGGTGGTGCTGAAGCTCACGTTCATTATTCTGTAAGCTCTAGAGCTGACTTGATGATGAAAGGTGGAATGAAAGCTGACGGAACTATTCCAGTTATTGAAATGTGGAGAAACTTCGACAAGAGTGTTGATCCTTCAGTTTCAAGTTTGGAGACTATGGCTTCTACAATGGGTAAAGATTATGTAAAGAAAGCTTACGAATCAGGACAGCTTACTCGTACATTCTTAACTGCAATGGAAGCAGCTCACTTGAGCAAAATTGCTAATGACATTGAGACCTACTTAATGTGGGGTCAAGGTGGTAAGGTTAAGCAAGATGGTCCAGATGACATCAGATTGTCTGTAGGTCTTTGGAAGCAGTTGGATAACTCTTACAAGCGTATTTATAACAAAGGTTCTTTCAACTTAGATTTGTTCAAGTCTGAAATCTTCAACTTCTTTAATGGTAAAGTTGAGTTTCAAGGTCCAGATCCTAAGCGTGAATTAGTTGTACAAACTGGCCTTGGTGGTATGAAGCTTGTAAACGAAGCTATTAAGCGTGAGGCTATCAACTCTGGCTTAGTGATTAATGCATCTGAAGTAGGAGCAATCACTGGAAAAGGTATGGATCTAAACTTTGGTTTTGCATACACTCAATACGTTATTCCTTTCTTGGCTAACGTTAAGTTTGTATTGAACCCAGCGTTTGATAACGTTCATACTAACGACATTGAGAACCCTATTATTGATGGTTTCCCATTAAGTTCTTATAATTTCATTATCTTTGATATCACACAGAATACTAACGACAACATCTTCTTGTTGAAGTTATCTTGGGATAATCAATTGAAGTGGTTCTACCAAAACGGTACAATGGACTACATGGGACGTACCCAAGGCTTCCAGTCTTCTGGACAGTTCAACGGTTACCGTGTATTCATGACACAGACAATGCCAGCTATCTGGGTTAAAGACCCAACCAAGGTGTTGAAAATTGTTATGAGAAATCCAGTTACTGGAGGATCATTCTAAAAAATAGTATCTAAGGCAGGGGTGTAAAGTCCCCTGCCAAACGATACATCAGTGCCGCCCTGTAGATAGTATCTCCAGGCTTCCTATTGTATGCGTACCATGGTGATCACATGAGGAGCTCGCAACTCTTAATAGGTTCTAAATATAAAAGGTTACATTTGTAACCAGTTATAAATAAAAACCAAACAAACCAAACATGAGCGGAGTAACAATCGTGGAGAAGTATCCACAAAACAAAAAGTCCACTATTGCCATTAGACCTTTCTTTGATCCAATGGTTGATAATATGGGACTACAGAAGTATGGATTAAGTCTTTTTGACGGAGCGTTCCACGAAGAACAATTAGCTTGTCTAGAGATTAATGGCATCAAAAGATACGTAACTGGCTTAAATGAGTTTTCTCCAGATGTAAAAGATTTACCAGCTGAAGAACAAGAAGCTAAGATTAAGCAGATACGTGTAGTTGTTGCTCAGTTAGAAAGAGAATTAGCTGCTAATGTAGTTGATGCAACTGACGAAGAGTTTTGGAATAAGATCAAACTCATGAAACCTGATAACTCAGTGTTTTGGGATAAGATCAAAATTAGATGTGGTAATGAACCAAGTTTTCTAGAGCCTGATAAAGACCCTTATGATCTAATTAGATTATATGCAATTGAAGCAGGTGGGTTTTGTATAGTGGCTAAAAGTTTAGAAGAAGCTCGCAGAATGCCAGTTCCTCCTAAGTTTTATCTTGATAAACTTGAAGAAACAGCATCAGTACAAACAGAAGTTAAGAAGCTTCGTAATAAAGCTCTTTCTGAACTTCAGAAGTTATTTGACAAGAATCAGAATAAACTATTATATGTAGCCAAGGTGTTAGATCCTAATAGTGCTCAGTATAAAAAGTCTACTCCTAATGACATCATCTATGATAACATGGATAAGTATGTAAACGGAGAGTTAGTTGAAAAAGACAAACGTAAGACTGCTCAAAGGTTCTTAGATATATCTACTCTTGATATGGAAACATTAAAGATTAGAGCTATTGTAAAAGACTGTACATATTACAAGTTTATTGCAACTAAGGCTGATGGGTTTATATATCATATGGAAACTACTACAATGTTAGGACGTACTCCATCTGATTGTGTAGAATACCTTAAGAATCCTTTGAATGAGGAGATTTTGGTAAACTTGACTAAGAAAGTAGAAAAATACTGGAATCAGTAAAATAGTATATGAATAACAACTTGCTACAAATAAAAATCAAGCAAAGGCTTAATAAGCTTAGCTCCTTTGATTATGACAACATAGAGTGTTGGATGATACAAGAAGCTTTTAATAAGGCTCAGCTTGAATGGACACGTAGAAGATTACATGGATTGAATGCTTTAAAAGAGTCTTCAGAACAAAGTGTAACAGTTGTTGATGATCTACAGATCTTACTTAATGAAGTTGATCTGACTGGTTATGAAAGATTAAAGTTCTTTGAGAGTGAATTAATTCCAGCTAACTATTTACACTTTGTAAGAGTTGGAGCTAATATACAGAATGATTGCTGTCCTAAAAGACCTTTAAGTACAATATACCAAGCTGAAGAAGCTAACGTAGATATGTTACTAGCAGATAGTTTTAAACAACCTTCTTTTGAATGGGCAGAAACATTTTGCACAATCTTAGGAGATAAGATTAGAATCTATACAAATGGTAAGTTTACGGTACTTGACGCTAAGTTAGTATATTATAGAAAGCCTAGAGAAATTCAGTTTATTGGATGTAGCAATATATCAACTGGACAAACGTTTACAGTAAATGTAGAGTGTGAGTTAAAAGATGATATTTGTGAAATTATAGTTGATGACGCAGCTGCTATTTTAGCAGGAGATATAGAGTCAATGAACCAGTATCAGAGAGAAATACAAAACGCACAAAGAAATAGTTAATGATGCAGAAACTACAAAGACCTGGTCCAATGGGACCATGTACAGAAACAGCAGCAATGTTGGCACATGCTCAAGCTCTTACAACAAGTATGCATCAGTTACATCTTAAGATAACTGGACCTGGATCTTTTTCAGCACATAAGGCTCTTAATGAGTTTTATGATGAAATGCCAGATTTAGTAGATGCTGTAGCTGAACAATACCAAGGAGCTCGTGAGAAGCTTCTAGACTTCCCGGCAGTGAGTCCATATAAATGTGGATCTGTACAGGAAGCAATATCTCACATAAAAGAATTATATACAGAAGTTAGTGAGTTACAAAAGATCATGCCTTTCTCTGAAGTAGTAAACCAACTAGATGAGGTGAAGAGTTTGATTGCTTCAACCAAGTATAAGTTAATGTTTTTAAGTTAAATTTGTTTTTTATTTATTTATTTATAACCCTTTAAATTAAAGCCCTATGTATTTTCCTAATGCATTCCGCAAGTCATTCTTGCCTGCTAGCACAACACTTGCTAGCTCTGGTGGAACTGATGCTTTAACTGCTGGACAGATTGGTTTCTTTGATGCCAAATCTTACCAAGTAGTTTCTGCACAAGCTGCCCCTTTTATTTTGGCTCAAGGTAGTTACTTTGCTGCTGACAAAATTGGCCCCGTACACGGTGGTTACAAAGAGTCAGTTAAGTCTAAAGTGATTAACCCTAAGTACATCAGCCGTCTTATCAAAGTGACATCTGATGCTGCTCAGAACCAAATCGTATCTGTAGATCCTTCTGCAGCTACAATTTACAGTGATAACACTTACCGTCTACGTCTAGATGTTAAAGGTTCACCTGCTTTACGTTTCGTAAGCCGTAATCTTTATGACACTTTGGATGGATTCAGTGGTTGTGACACTGTAGCTGGTACTACTAACACAGTAGACCAAAATGTTGTCTTACTTAAGTGGAAAGACCAGATTAACGAGTCTCTTTTGTTGAAAGAGTTTGTAGTGGCTAAAGTATGGAATATGACTACAGCTTCTGTAGCAATTGACCCAACTGCTGCTTCTGCAACTATTGTTGTAGCAAATGCTGATCGTACTTTGTTCCAAGTTGGTGAAAAAGTAGTTCATGCTTCTTTGGCTGGTGCTTCTTATGTAGTTTCTGTTGGTGCTGCTGATTCAGCTAGTTCTGGTAATGCAAACGTTGTTCTTAGTAAAGCTGCTGTAGCTTCTACAAATGGTAATGCTAAGATCTATTCTGAAATTGCAACTGACACTTACACTGTAATCACTGTAGCTAACGACATTGCTGCTTTAGATTCTCACATTGAGATCACTGCTGCTTATGTTGAGACTAAGTTTGGTGCATGTACTTTCACTCCTACAGATTTCTACGGTTTGGAGCCTTTGTTCATCTACACTTCTTTTGTAGAAGAGTCTGGTGATCCTTGTGCTACAAACTTGTTTGCATCTGCAGAACTTCAAGCTCCTAAGCAAGCTTCTGGTTTGGGTGAGACTGTACTTCGTGAGTTGATCTTAGATGGTCGTTACTTACAAAATGCATATCCTGATAGCTCTCGTGTAGATAGCTTACGTATGCGTGAGATTGAAGCTGATCCAGCTTTGAACACTGTAACTAAGTCTGCTTTGTATGATCAAGTATTGATCTTGCACAACGTACCTCGTTTTAACAATCCTTCTAGTACTTTTGATAATGATCAGTATTTGATCGTAGTTCACGTACCAACTGGTACTGCAACCACTTCAATTACTAACTTCATTGTATCTAGTGCAAGTGCTGCTGGTAATGCTGTTTCTCTAGAGACTGTATAAGGATATTAAGAATATCTAACACTAAGGGAGAGGACTCGTGTCCCTCCCTTTTTGTTTTTGGATAATTCCCAAAAATTTGGTATATTATTATTGAGGACCTTTGTCTTCAAATTTATATAAACTATAAAAGTTTACACTAATGGCAAGCAAACATCAGCTAAGTTTAGAGCTGCCTGATACTAACAATATTAAGGTTTTACGTATCTTTGATACCAGCATATATGCTGAAGGAGTTGGAAAAGACTGCGGTATTCTAAGTATTACTTCTCCAGGATTTAATCTTCCTGTAAATATTGAGATGTTACCTGGATTTAACACCACACTAACAGCCTGTACTTTAGGTTTACAAAAGACAGGATGCAGTGAAGCAGTACAACCACTTCCAGATGGTATCTATGTTATTAATTATTCTATGTCTCCAAACAGCATAGTTCAAGTGGAATATAACCATCTTCGTGTAACACAAACTGTAAATAGATATTACAATCTTATGTGTGAACTAGAGATGGGTGCTTGTGAACCAGATGCAGACATAAAAGAAAAACTTATAGAATTAAGATTGATAAAAAGTTTTATAGATGCAGCAAAGGCTAAGGTGGAATACTGCCATAGTCCTGAAGCAGGTATGGAACTGTTGTTATACGCAAAGAAAAGATTGGATAAAATTACCAACGGACTTTGTGGAACAAACTGTTAAAGCTCACTAAAAACCAAATATAATGAGACAGTGTTCAAATTGTGGAACCCAAATCTCTTGCGGATGCCAAGATAGAATAGCATCCAATGGAATCAGAGTTTGTGCAAATTGTATATCTTTGTACGAACAGCAGTTAATTAATCAGATTAAAACTCAAAATGAGAACGTATCTACAGAACAGAGTTAAATATAATAAGCAGTTTGCTGATGTAATGCACCGTCTGTATAAGCAGATGCGTTACGGTATTGACTCTTGTAAGCCAGACCAAGACAACCAACTTATCTCTATGAGAAAAGAGTTAGTTGAATGGGAAGCTAATGAAGATGATGGAGCTCTATCTGAAACTACAATTCAACTTAAAACCTGGTTAGGTGTAAAGTATGATGATGTATTATATTCTAAAGGAGGCACAGGTTACTTTATGTCTGAAGATGGAAAAGGTCCTGCTTTAGGTTTAGACTACATGAGTACACAACAAGCAGGTCAAAATATTATAGAGATTAACTCTGGTGGATGTATAACTAGAATTAACTTAAATCCTGCCATTACTATTAATCAAAATAGTTCTTTTGTTTTTACACAACAAACAGCTTCCACCATGTGGGATGTAGTTCATGGAATGAACTTAAATCCTAATGTGCGTATAGAAGATTTAACTGGTGCAGATATACAAGGAGCAATAGAGTATATTGATAATAACAGACTTAAGATTTACTTTAATCAACCCGTAGCCGGTAGAGCATATTTATCATAATGGCAGTACAGAAAATATATGTAGACTACGATTTTAATAAGAATCAGATTCTTAATGCTAAGTTACAACCTGTAACCACTGCAGAAAGAAATGCTTTAGCATCTGGGTATAATTCTAATGACAGTGGTATTATTGTATATGACACTACATTAAAACTAGTATATGCATGGGATGGTAATCAATGGGATCAGGTAAGTTTATCTGACACTCAACTTTCTCAAATAGCTGAGGCTTTTAATAAAACAGTAGTTGACATCACTGTAACTGCTGATAATGAAAATAGAACTATTATCCTTACGTATAGAGATACACTTTCTATACAAGAGACTTATAAGTTCTCTCATATTCATAATCAAACAGTGTCTAGTTCCACGTGGAGCATTACACATAATTTAAATAAATACCCAGCCGTTTCTATAGTGGATTCTAGTAATGCAGAAGTTATAGGAGAGGTAGAATATACAAACTCTAATTCATTAACAGTTAAATTTTCTGCACCATTTAGTGGGAAAGCATTTTTGAACTAATTATAAAATATAAATATCATGTCTAAAAAGTTTTTAACAAATCTGGACCTCACCAAAAATCAGATTTTGAATGTGGCCATCCACAATTTAAGTAGTGCTCCTGCATCTCCCGTAACAGGTCAGGTGTATTTTGACACTACAGATAAGCGTATTTACTTCTGGGATAGTTTAGCCTGGGTGGATATGTCTGGTGATATCCAAGATGTTCTTGGTGGAGCCGGTCTTACAGCCTCTACATCAGCTAATGGTGACGTGGTTACTCTTGATGTAAACGTAGATAGCGTTACAATTGAGATTAATGCTGACACACTAAGAATTAAAGATCTTGGTGTAAGCACAGGTAAACTAGCAGATTCTGCAGTTACCACTCTAAAGATCAATGCTAATGCTGTAACTTTTGAAAAGTTACAACAGATTGCTAATCTAAGAGTAATTGGTAATGTATCTGGAGCTACTGCTAACCCTGCTGAGGTGACGATCATTACAGATATGGCTAACTCTAGTACTTCTACATTAGCTACATCTACAGCAATCAAAACATACATTGATGCTAACGTAGGTAGTCTTGGTAATTTAGAAGGAGCTTGGGATGCATCTAGTGGTTCGTTTCCAGTAGGTTCTAGCCCCGTGGCTGGCACCAAAGCTGGTGACTATTGGTATGTATCAGTAGCAGGAACAACTGGCGGTGTAGCCTTTAATATTGGTGATGTAATTGTTGCTAAGGTTAATAATGCATCTACATCAGTAGCTACAGACTGGATTCAATTAGAAGTAAATAGAGATCAAGCTACTACAACTGTATTAGGATTAGTGTTTATTGCTACAAACGCAGAAACACAAACTGGTACAGACACTGTAAAAGCTGTAACTCCTTCTGCTTTATCTGCTCGTACTGCTACAGAAACTCGTACAGGTATTGCAGAGATTGCAACAGATGCTGAGTTAACAACTGGTACAGATGATACTAGAATTGTAACTCCTTTAAAGTTAAAGACTTATTTAGATAACAGAACTGGTGGTTATGCTGCAAATATTGGAGGTGCTGGCACTTCTTATGCATTAACACATGGCTTGAACACTATTGATGTAATCGTGATGATTAAAGATAATACAACATTAGAAGAAGTTATGACAGATGTAGTTATAACTGATGCTGCAACAGTAACTGTAAGTTTTGCTGTAGCTCCTTCTGCCAATGCGTATCGTGTAATTATCAAGAAATAATAAACAAACTGAATGAAGTTTCTATCTGACATACTAGCTAAAGCTGGTCTGACAGTAGATGGTGTAGTTACACTTAACAATACTGCTACTGGTCAAACACCTGATGCTAACGATAACTCCACCAAGTTGGCTACAACTGCTTGGGTTAGAGGGTTTGTTACACCCTACTCTTTACCAATAGCGTCTAGTGTCACTCTAGGTGGTGTTAAGATAGGCAGTGGCTTAGCTATAGATGGAACAGGTATTGTATCTGTAACTACATCTGGTGTTGGAGCTATTAGAGCTTTACAACAAATTACAGCTACAGCAGGTCAAACTGTATTCACAGTGTCAGGTGGTTACACTCCTGGACTTATTGACGTATTTTTAAATGGTGTATTACTTACACCAACAGCTATAACATCAACTAATGGTACTACATTTACATTAACAGATGGTGCTATTGTAAATGACTTACTAGATATATTTGTATATAATCCAATTTATAATGGATTTATATCTACTACAGATCAAGTACCTGAAGGATCTACCAATCTATATTACACTAATGCTCGTGCAAGAGCTGCTATATCATTAACCACCACTGGTACAAGTGGATCTGCCACTTATAATAGTTCAACAGGAGTGTTGAACATTCCTAGTTATATAGGAGGTGTTGTATCAATATTTGGAAGAACAGGTACAGTGGTTGCTGTGAGCGGTGATTATACCACTACACTAGTAACTGAAGGAACTAATCTTTATTACACAGATGCAAGAGCTCGTGCTGCTATTAGCGTAACTGGTTCTGGATCTTATGATTCTGCCACTGGCGTCATCACTGTAACAGGAGGTGTAACTAGTGTAAACACTTTAACAGGTGCTGTTGTTCTTACAACAACAAATATTGCTGAGGGTACTAATTTATATTACACGGACGCACGTGTACTATCTTATTTAACTGCTAATTCATATGCCACTCAAACTTATGTTGGAACTCAAATAGCCAACTTAGTAGCATCTGCTCCCGCCACATTAGATACTTTAAATGAATTAGCGGTAGCTCTTGGAAACGATCCGAACTTTGCAACTACTGTAGCAACGTCTATAGGAACTAAAGTTCCACAAACTAGAACTATTACTATTAATGGTACAACACTAGATTTGTCTGCAGATAGATCATTCACAATAGCTTCTGGTGTTACATCATTCAATACAAGAACAGGAGCAATCGTTCCTACTTCTGGAGACTACACTACAGCACTTGTCACTGAATCTGGTAACCTATATTACACTGATGCTAGAGCTAGATTAGCTTTATCATTTGTTGCAGGAAGCGGTGGATATAATTCTACCACTGGTGTTATAACCATTCCTACTGATAACAATCAAATAACTAATGGAGCTAACTACATCACATTAGTTTCTTTAAGTTCTACTGCAACTGGTTTAACATACACAAATACAACAGGTGTATTTAGTTTAACAGCAGGATATTCAATACCTACAATCGCATCTCAAACAACTTGGGACAGTGCTTATACTAATAGGATAACAAGTCTTACCACTACAGGTACAAGTGGAGCAGCAACACTATCAGGAAATGTTTTAAACATTCCTCAATATCAAGGTGGTGTTACTAGTTTCAATACCCGTACAGGTGCTATTACGCTTACATCTTCTGATGTAACTACAGCTTTAACGTACACTCCTGTAACAAATGCTAGAACATTAACTATTAATGGTGACGCATATGATTTAACAGCTGACCGTA